AAAAACCCACCAATAATAATAATAATAACATGAAACTAGATAAGGAAAGACAACAAAAAGCTAACGCAATTAAACAAGATACAATAGAACTATTATCCCTAACAACAAACCATAAGGATACACTAAGCAATATAAGTAATATCATATGTGAACTAGATACAGATATAGCAATAAATGTAATGGAACAAATTAATACCGAAGAATCAATACAACAAACATTAAGCATAAAGATAAAATATGGATACTAATAAAGATAAAATAATATAAGTAATCTATATACACATTTGTGTACATGTATATCAAAATAAAGCCATATAAGAAACTTTATTAACTTGTACCTAATAGATATCATTTGGTACCTAAATAAGCCCTTAGATAGCACGTTATAGCTTTTTAAAGAAATAGGGTAAAATGTGGGTAAATGTGGTAAAATGTACGATTATGACGTGAACTCATCCTGGATGAGTTATAATTTAATAAAATACTAGAAAATCCCCCTAGGAAATCATATTATATATCCCCATAGAACTAGTGTATGAGTAATGTATGAGTAGTGTATGAGTAACCTATGCAACCTATATGCAAGTTTATCTACCACATATGCAAGTTTAATCTGACTTGTGAACAAAAATTGTATAAAATTCTGAGAAATTATTTGCAAATGTCCTTTAAATTTAGTATAGGGTAATTTTGCTATATAAATTCATATAAATTTTATTGTACCTTCTTGCACTATTATAATGTTTGATATATATACACATTTGTGTACATGTATATAAAATCTTGTATATATGATTTCATATTATGTATAATAGTAACTTGTTATATTTTCCTGTTTTTTATTTTGTCATATTTCCTTGTGTTTATTGGTGTTGTATACTGTATTGATATTAATTTGGAATACAGTAGTAATACTTGTTATAATTTTGTTTTAAATTATAGGTTAAATTTATAGTGTTATATATACACATTTGTGTATATGAGTTATCATATAAATTTATTGTATAGTTATGTATTCGATTATCCTTGAGATTTCTCCTGGGGGATTTCGTTGTTGGGTATAAGTTATTGCTCTAGATACGTTGAGTATAGAGTGCAAGTTATTGTCTCGTTTCTATTGGACGAGATAATGTTTTGCTAAGGTACAACAAATAAATTGATATACCAAACTTATAGTGTTAAATTTTCTTTTTTTATTTCATAGATTTGAATTTATTGTATTAGTACTTGGACTAGATACGATTTGTATCTGTCTTCATAACAAAGATACAACAAATAAATGAATTGACCAAATAAATTTCTTATTTTAATTTAGTCTAAATAGCTGGGGATGTTATTTGAATTTGTTGTAGGTTGGAGTCTACTCTTTCGGTGTTATTTCAGTACCAGACCCGTATCGCTGTTAAGCATCTACAATGTAAAGGTACAACATTATATTGGATATACCAAATAATATGTGAGAAAAATTAAATTATTTTTTTTTTGTATAAAAGTTATTGTTTATCCAATAATTAGTTGTATCTTTGTAGAGAACAAAAACCACATATATTATGAAATTAGTAAAGGAATTAGTAGCGAATGAGATTAGTGTTGAATTAGCTAAGGAGTTATTATCGGGTGTATACGAGCATTTTGGTACTATGGATGGTAGTAGTAGGATTATTAAGAATGGTTTAGGTTATGTTGATGTAAGGTATTTTAAGGTAGATAGAGACCCTAAGATGAATTATGGTTTAGATTATAGTGTAGGTAGGTTATTAGTTGATGATAATGGTTGTACATTATTCAGTGATGACATTTATGGTAGTATGTTAAGTTCAAGTCCATTACAGAGGGTTGAGTCCATACAATTTTTCTTAAGTTATGAAGTATGTGAGAAGATGAGTGAATTAGGTGTGTATGATATTAATTATTTTAATAAGGTTAGATATTATGACGAGTATTTTAGGAAAGATTCAAAAGTTAGGGAAGAGTTAGGTGTTTATGCTAAGGCAAAGCAATTTGTATTAGGGTAGGGATTAGATAAAATAAATAAGGCTTTAATTAAAATTAGGGTCTTATTTATTTTTTTTATTAAAAACTTTTTTGTATCTTTGTGTTGGTGCTTTGGTTTGAGATTTTAATCTGGATTTGTTGTAGGTTGGAGTCTACTCTTTCGGAGTGTTAGTTCCAGACCCGTATCGCTATTAAGCACCTACAGTGTAAAGATACGAATAATTATTGGTTCTACAATGGAATAAATGGATTATTTTTAATTTATTTTTTTATTGTATATTATTTGGTAGTAAGGATTATTTGTTGTATCTTTGTAAGGAACAATAAAAACCACAAATTATGTCTTATCCAATAGATTATTTCGCACCAAGAGCAATAGAAAATATTAAAGGTAGATTAGAATTTTATTCTAAAGTTGAGGGTAATAAAGTAGGTAAGGGAGTTGATGAGGATTTCGTAATTACTTACCAACTTGAGGAAGGTGTTAGAGGTTATATAGTTACAGAAGAGGCTATAAACTATGTCAAGCGATGTATTATTCAAATGAAAGTAGAGGGTTACGAAGTTTACTTTTAATGTAGACAATTTTATAAAATAATCCTTATTATATTAGGTAGTAAGGATTATTTTTTGTATCTTTGAAGTATAATAATAATTAAAACCACAAGTAAGATGAAAATATTATTCCAAGGTAGTAATGAGCAAATTAAGAATTTAGAATTTGCATTAAAGAACAGTGATAATTCTTTACCGACTGAAATATGTTTTAATGGTTGGGTTGAGACTTATTTTGAGGTTGTGTCTCAGATAACATATTATTGGAGACAAGATAAGTGTGAGTCGCCTTTGGTATTGGATAGGTATGAGAGTCAAGGTACTGGTGGTTTATATGAATTAGCTGAGGAACTTACGAATGAGTTTCAATTAATGAATGAGGGTAGACAATGGGATGGAGAATTTTTTGATGAAATTAATGAATTTTTAGAGAAAAAATTAGTTTAATCCAATATTATGTTGTATCTTTGTAAGGAACAATAATTAAAACCACAAGTAAGATGAGAACAAATACATACATAGGTTTATTTAGGGATGTTCGTGGATATGAACATACACTAACTGTTAATTGTAATGGTGGTATACAAGCGTTTATTTTATTAACTGCTGATGCTATTAGGGGTGGTAGAAATTATCAATTAAAGACGATAACATGTGAGCATGATAATATATCATGGGAAGTAGATGATATATATAATATTTCAGAATTACTTAAATAAATTTGGTAGATTCAATAATTTGTATTATCTTTGCTAAGAACAATAATTAAAACCACAAGTAAGATGAGATTAGAACAATTAAAAACAACGTTAAGGGTAAAAGCAAGAGAGGATAAGGACTTTATCATTTCAGCCGTAACAAGTGAAAGTTATAGTATAATTAGATTTAAGTATGGTGGTTGGTTAGACCAAAATGGTTCTGTGGGTGCTTATGGTTTAATAACTGAAATTGTTGATAATATTATGTTTTCTGACAATTCATTATATCTTAGGACATTGGTTAAGACTAATGGTTTTGAAGAGATAGGTTGGGATGAAGCGACTGATACTACTTGTTTTGATTTGTATTTTATGGCTGAATGTTCTAAGGAATTAGAGGATAGGCTTAAAGGTTGGTCATATGCTGATAGTGATGATAGTGGTTTAAGGGATTTAAATGTTTCAAATGCTAATGATATGATATTAGATTTATTGGGAGATTTAAAAGAGGGAGATAGGAATGTTATCTTAGAAGAGATTAAGAAAAAGTTTGGTAGGATATGTTGATTTTGTTGGTAATCCAACAGATGTTGATTATTTGCAAAGTGTTTTAGTTGAAAACATTGAGAGTAGAAAAATTAATATTGAGTTTTAAAATATAATAGTTGTTTTGTTTGTGTTCAAAATTGAGTTAGGTTTTTACCTAGCTCTTTTTTTTGTTTTGTATGTAAAAAAAATAGGTGTAGGTTGGAGTCTACTCTTTCGGAGTGTTATTTCCAGACCCGTATCACTTTCGTACCTACAGTGTAAAGGTACGACATTATATTGGTTCTACCAAATAAAATATAAATTATTTTAAAATATATTTTTACTGGTGTTACTTATAGTCTGCACGATTATTAAATAAGTTTAATTATCTTTGTAATGTAGAACAATTAAATAATTTATTATGAAGACAATTAAAGAATTTTTAACAGAGAGAGGAACAAAAGTAAGAAAAAATGAATCCTGTGATTATGTTGAATTAATGATGGATGACCATAAATGTATCGAGTATGGAGGTAAGCAATATTATTTACCTGAATCTAATCTATTTGGGGATGATGAGAAAATATTTGATTTTCTTGTATATAATTATGGATTATAATAAAATGCGTGGTTAAAAATTTTAACATAAATAATTTGGATAATTAAAAAAGTTGTTTTGCATACTATAAGTAGTTGTGGGAACTTTTCTTATGTTGTATCTTTGAAGTATAATAATTAAAACGATATATTATGAGTTTAACAAAAGAAGTACACAATTTAATGGATTCAGTTTATCAAGCTTTAAATAGTTATGATGAGGTTATTTTAACACAAGATGAATTTGACGATTTTGATTCTGAGGTTAGGAATGAAGTACCAAGAGTAAGTAAGGTGTGTAAGCATTTTCATTATGACGAGTATGCTGTTATGAGTATTAAGGGTGGTGATTATATTGCTATTGGTATAACTGAGGGTTGTAATGGTGAAATTATAAGTGGTTCACTTTCGGAATTGGAGTATGGTGAGGCAGTTAATTTATTAGGTTGGTTAGATAATTAAAAAAGTATTATATATGAAAGATTTTAGTAGTTGGAATAAGTTTGAGTTAGCAGATTATTTGGTAGATAATTCAGTATATGAAGATATAGACCAAGCCTTATTAGTTGATAGGTGTGATTTGATTGAAGAGTGTGAAAGTTTGGATGATGGTTATATGTGTAATAATTGTGGTGGTGGTTTTAGTTCTGGTGAGATTATTAGTTATGATGATGATACTGATTTATGTTTAGGTTGTTCTGGTGAGTAGGAAATATATAAAATAATCCTTATTATGTTAGGTAGTAAGGATTATTTTTTGTATCTTTGTAATGTAGAACAATTAAAACAATATATTATGAGTGTACAAGATTTAATAGATGCTCTTCAAAAAATTGAAGATAAGAGTGTAAATGTTAGAGTTCCAATTGGGGATGATGAAGTAAACCTTTGGGTTAATAATATTGAAGTATCAAGTAAAGGTCAGAGTGGTTACGAATTGGATGGAGAAGTAAGATTAATAGTAAGTGAGTAGGATAATTAAAAAAGTGTTAGATATGGAAGATTTAACAAGACAAGAAGTTATAGATAGATTAGTTTCTGATGAGATTGATACAATTGAGCAAATGATATTAGGTGGGGATTATAGTTACATAGATACTATTATTCGTGATGGTGGTATAAGTGGTTTTAGTAATTTATGTAATGAAGATTTAGTTAGTGAGTATTATAGTAAATTTGATGAATTAATTGAGATTAAATAAAACAGTATTATAAAATAAACCTTATTATGTTAGGTAGTAAGGTTTATTTTTTGTATCTTTGAAGTGTAGAACAATTAAAACAATAATATTATGGAGATGCCATCAGCTAAAGAACACGCAAAGAGTAAGATAGAAGTATCAAGAGAATTTTATCATAGGGTATGTGATAAAATTATTAAAAGTAAGAGTGGTAGAATTACCCACTACTGTAGTGGTGTTACTTGTAGCCCTCAAGAAAAAGATTTGGCAATACGTTTATTGCGAGAAAAGGGTTATAAAATAACTTTTGGTTTCAATAGTCATGGTACAGAATATATTATTGTAGAATGGTAATATATAAAATAATCCTTATTATATTTGGTAGTAAGGATTATTTTTATTATCTTTGAAATATTAATTATTAAACCACAAGATATTATGATATATATTATTATTGACACTAAAGGAAATGATTACGGAGCGATTGAATCTTTTAAGAGTAAAATCTCTTGGACAAAGTATATTGTTAAAAATAACGTTTATAAGTTAAATAAAGTTTCTGAATTATTAGATGACTTACAAGATGGTTCTTCAGATAATCGAGATAACATATATGATTCATTAGAATCCCACACGTTCCAAACTAAAGAAGAATTTAATTCTTTTGTTAACGGATTAGAAAGTGTTTCGTTACATGGTTTTGACACTTATAAGGTGTTCTATATTGATGTTCAAGATGAAGAGTGGGAGGAATTTGAAAATTTTAATAAAAAAGATGAGGTTAAAAAAATACTCATACAAAAAATAACTTATCTTGGTATGGATATACCAAACAATATAGCAGATATTGTACAATATTGTTTTGAGGACATTTTAGAATGTGCTGATAAAGATAATTGGTCTGATGGAGATGTTATTATAGCATTCAGACGTTGGATTGAGGGAGAGAATAGATTAATATAGCTTGAGCTGAAAAGGGTACCCATCTCAAAGTGGTACCCTTTTTCTATTAAAATATTTGGTAGAACCAATAATTAGTTGTATCTTTGTAAGGAACAATAATTAAAACCACAAGATTATGAAAATTACATTACCATTCAATATAGGAGATAGAATAATGTTAAAGTATAACAGAACTCAAGGTTCGATAACTTCTATTGAGGGTACTCTGTTAGCTGATGGAACAATTGAAAGACTTAGGTTTGGGATAAACGATTATTCGCGTAGTAATAACTTAGAAGATATTAAGAAAAAGTTTGTTAGTAACGATATTACCAAGATTTTAGATAATAAGTATAACATTGGAAAAGATGTTTTATATCATAATGATAACCCATATAAGAATTTTATATTAAAACGAGGTAAAATTGATAAAATAAAATTTACAATAGGTGTTGGTTGGACATCTTATTCTTATGTGATTGGTAATAGTGGTTCAATGTTGGGATATACAATTTACAAAAATCGTGAAGATTTCATTAGTAGAACTCAACCTAAAAAAGAAATTAAATATGGAGAACGTTATATCTTTAGAAATTATATGGTTCAACAAAAAAGACTTGAGGTAATAAAAGTTGATGAACATAGTACAATTCATTCAACGTATCGTGGAGAAAAGATTAGAAATTGTTTTTTATACACGTCTAAAGAAAAGTTTTATAATAGAATGTTAGCACAAGTATAATAAATTAAAAATAATCCTTATTATATTTGGTAGTAAGGATTATTTGTTGTATCTTTGTAGGGAACATAAACCACAGGTAAGATGAAAAAATACGATAGAGTAAAATTAAAGGGAGATGCATTGGCAGATTTAAATTTAACTTCTAATGATGAGGTTATTATTGTAGAGTTTTTTGAGGAAACTACACCTAACAATGATACACCAACTAAGTATGTTAAGGTAGTAGATAAGGATTTAAATGTACATTCAGTTGGCTTACATGAAATAATTAGTTCAGACTATGGGACAAAGGTTAGAAAAGTCATTAATATATTAAAAGATATTGAGGTTGATGGAGAATATATGGAACATATATTAGATGAAGTTGGTATGTCAGAACAAATGTTAAAACAATTATGTAACAAAGTTGGTATGCCTTTTGTATCTTATGTTGATTTTAATGGGGATTCTTTTAATAGAAGATTTAAATTAATAATGGATGAAGTTAATGAGGTCTTATTGTTAATGGCAAATAAGCACCAAGATACATGGGAACGTAAAATTAAGACTCATATGAGTAATATTGAAATTGCTTGTGATACCTTAGATATTGAATCATTAACTTGGAGACTTTATAAAGACGCATAAAATAAATTTATAAATAAACCTTATTATATTTGGTAGTAAGGTTTATTTTGTTTATCTTTGTGTAAGTCTAATTTTAAAACCTTATAGTTATGAGATATGTTTATGTAGTTAAGAGTGGTAGTTTAAATGGTTTCACAAATCAGTATGCGTTTACACCAAGACACTTTTCAAGTAAGAAGTCAGCTGAGTTTGAACTTAATCAAATCTTAGAGATTAACAGAGCCAAAGATGTGGTATCTCAAGATGCTTACGTTAGAAATGATGATACACTACTTAAGTTTGTAGATTACGTCGGAGAAGAGGGGAAATACAAAGGGAGAGTTATCTTAGAGAGATATGAAATGTTTTAAATAAATTATAAAATAATCCTTATTATATTAGGTAGTAAGGATTATTTATTGTATCTTTGTAAGGAACAATAATTAAAACCACAAGATTATGAAAAGTGTAAGACAAGAGATACAAGATTGGTTAGAGTTAGTTGCTAGGGGAGTTAAGAATATACCATTTGATAAGGAAGTTGATTGGTTTGATGTAGAAGATGTGTATAATGGTTCTCATTCCGATGCAGAAACACCAACATATAAAGCATATAATGATGAAACATTATCATATGAAACTGTATATTGTGATGCGATAGCCATTGACCATATGTGTCAAGAGGTTTTAAATGGGGACTTTGAACAAGCCATGAGAATCATAGAAAGATACAGAGGTGTAAAACTCACTAATAATGATAAAAAAACCTTGCTATAATTTGGTAGTAAGGATTATTTTTTGTATCTTTGTAAGGAACAATAAAAACAATGAGACATGGGAAATACAATAACATTTGAAAACATTAAAGCATATAAGCATAGAAGGATGAATGAAGGCGATGCTTTTGGTGGGGATTATACTATTGAGGTACAAGCTGACGGGATGAAGGCTAGGGTTAAGTCTAATAACTTTTTTATTCAATTAGCTAATGAAGGTGTATCTAGGCTTAATAAGTTAAATAGGGTAGGTCAATATGGGTCTGATGCTCATTGTAGTATTATTGTTAATGGTGTACTTGTATTCTTTAAGTTACCAGAGTTTTATAAATTAATTACTAGTATTACATATAAAGAGTTAACTAATATGTAAGTGGTAAATTTGTTCTAATATAAAATTAACTCATCATTTATTTGGTGGGTTAGTTTTTATTTTGTATATTTGTATTGAACAATAATTAATATAGATATGGAACAGAATTTTAAGTACCCAATGATGAGAACCTTTTACGATGTAGATAACATACTATGTGTATTCGTAGAAGATGTTATTAATGCGTTTCCAAACATTAATAAAATAAGTATCCAATATATGAAAAACCAATTCGAGAGAGAGTTTGGTACATTTTCCTGGGATATAAGAAAAAAAGACTTAAGTGTTAGTATTAGTGTAATGGCTTTTGATGATTTAAAGTTATTCATTGAGAGATATAAGGAGATTTGCGTAGCTTTAGAGGTAGATGATTTAAGTAATGATGATTTACATGATTATGAATCTATATGTAAATGTAGTGTTAGTGGTAAGTTATTATTAGCTGATGATGAAGCTTATGGTGATGAAAATACTGGTGAAATGTTATCAACTGAATATTCAGTATGTAATGATGAAAGTGGAAATTATGTAAAGTTTATTGATGGAGAAACTTGTTATGTTTATAACGATTCTATGATTTCTGTGAATGGTTTATATAATATATCTTGCAAATTAGAGAAAGGTTTATGGTATAATGAAGTTGATATGGTTAACCATAAATTAAATGTTAACTTTTATAGTCGTGAAATAGGTACTGCTACTATATGGTATGATGATGAAATGGATAGGCGACCATATATAATAGTGAATAATACAATAACGTATTTAGATACTATTGAGGATAAAATTAATTAAAAATAATTCCCTTATCATTAGGTTGGTAAGGGAATTTTTTGTATCTTTGTATAGAACATAAAACACAATTGATATGACTAAAATAAAAAAAGAAGATTTAATCAATTTAAGTTCTGATGAAATAAAACAATTTTTTGAGGTAGAACATTACCAAGATATTAAAAACACTATAATAAAAGAATATGTTAGTGGTGGTAAAGATACTTACACGATTGGTGATAGGATTAATAGAATCGAAAAAATATTAATGATTATTATTGTAGAAAGGTTTTTATCGAATACGCTGTATATTAATAATTAAAACCACAAGGTTATGAATAATTTAGAAGTTTATATTGATTTATTAGAAAAATCAGATTTAGTGACTGGGGTTACTAGTAATGAATGTCAAAAGCAAGGTGATTTTATTGGGGCTGCTTTAGCTGAAGAAAGACGTAAAACCGTTGAAACGATAATTATTGATTTAAAAAAAATCAAATTATTATATTAAAAATATATCCATTACCATTTGGTAGTAAGGTTTATTTGTTGTATCTTTGTAAGGAACATAAACCACAATTAAGATGTCAAAGATTTATACTAGAGAGCAGATGCTTGAAGCAATTAAGGGTAAATATCCAAAACAACATATTAGGGCCAGTGAAGAGTTTTCACAAGAGTGTGAGAATGGCCTTTGGATGTCTGCTGAGGATGGGACTACTGATACTAGAGGTAATTTAATATTCAAATATTATGTTGACAGGAAAGCATATAGTAATGGTGTTATCAATCAATTAAATAACTTTGTAAAAAAACGTGGTTGGTTTTTCGAATGGTATGATGGTGGTACTATAATGTTATATCCATTATAAGAAAGTTTGTTTATTATTTGGTGGTGTGGTTTTAATTATGTATCTTTGTATAAGTAATAATTAAAACCACAAAATTATGCAAGATTTAATAAGTCAAGTAATGAATGTTACTGATGCTAATATACTTTCAGTTGAATTAAAGTTACCTAATTTCACTAATGTTATTGATATGAACTTTGATATGGGTTTATTAGAGTTAGAGTGTAGAGGTAGAAAATTCGTAACAGATAGTTTCAATAGTGATTATGATAGCTTTAATATGTCAGTTGAGGTTACATTTAAAGTTGATGAAGAGATTTGTTCTGATTATAAACAAGACTTATTAGTTACAGACTTATTTTCAGACGATTTAAGTGTAGATTTCTACATAGGGTGTGAATATACTATAGAACCAGAAGTTAGGTCTTTATTTGTACGTGATAATGGTTCTACTAAGGTTATAGAGTTCAATTAATAATTAATTTAAAATAAACCTTATTATATTTGGTGGTAAGGTTTATTTTTATTATCTTTGTAGAGAACAATAATTAAAACTATTAGTATTATGAGTAAAAGTATTTCATTTGGTAGATATATGTCTACTTACGATTTTGTAGATAGTAATAAATTAGGAACTGAAGCAACTGAATTATTTGGTATTGATTGGGAAGCTGAAAGTGATGTAAAACAAATACAAGAATTGATTGACTATGTTGGAGGTAAAGGGATTTATGTAAGATATATTGAGGGTCTTAAAAGTGATGAAGACATTGAGGTTGGTTATGAAGAAAATTGGACTGAAATTGAGAGATTAAAGGCCGAACTTGAAAAATATAAAAATGGTTATGATGAATTGATGTGCTATTGGGATAGTATAGGTGATGAAGAAAAACCATTGTTACAAGAAAGGTTACAGAAATTAGGGTTATAGCTTGTGGTTAAGTTTAAAAAAGGGTGCACATCTCAAAGTTGCACCTTTTTTTTTGTTTATTATTTGGTAGAACCAATAATTAGTTGTATCTTTGTAGAGAACAATAATTAAAACCACAAGATTATGTTATTAAGAAAAGATTATAAGTATTCAACAGAGGGGATTTTTAGTGAGGGTTGCGAATTCACATTAAGTGAGGAACTTTGTACTAGAATTAAAAAAGCTAAGGAACTTTTATTAGAGAATAAGGGTGTTATTGATTCGGTTACACTTAAGTATGGTGTTGAAATTTACACAAAACAATTCGATAGCACATTAGATGATGATGAGTGTAAAGAAATAGATGAAATTCATTACTTTTCACATGAAGATTTAATTACCATAAGTGCAATGACTTTAAATGATAAAACTTGGATAAGAGTTACATATAAGGCTATTGGTAAGTGGGATAGTTCATGTTATTTTGAAGTTGATATTTCAGAAGTACTTAATTAATAATAAAATAATCCTTATTACATTAGGTAGTAAGGATTATTTTTCGTATCTTTGAAGTGTAGAACAATTAAAACAAAATAAAATGAAAAAAGTATTATTTATTATGACATTAATCCTAACAAGTTTAGGATATTCACAAGAAAAGGTTTCAATTCAATTAACGCAAGATGCTAAATTAGGGTTATTTGGTGGGTATGATGATACTAGCTCCCCTATGTTAGATTTTACAGTATCAATCTTAATGCAAGGTAATCAACAAAAATGGGGTTATATGATTGTTTATCCCGAATTTGAATATGCCGATTTAAGAGAAGAACCATATAGAAGATGGACTGCTAATGTTGGTTATGTATTTAATGAATTATTTATACCTAAATTAGAAATGGGTGCGTCAGCATCGTATGGTTTTATAGATAGAGATTTAACTGATTTTTGTTGGGGTGCAAATGCCTTTACAAAGTATAAGTTTAATGATACCTTAAAGGTTGTCTTAAATTTACAAGTAACAGAAAGACCCGATTTATATTTAGTTTATGATACTGATAGATGGAAATTCAGTGGTTTTGTAGGAGTTGAGGTCAGTATATTTAATCAAAGGAGAAAATAAATTAAAAATAAATGGATATTCTTATTGGATATCCATTTATTAGTTGTATCTTTGTAGGGAACAATAACTAAAACCATTTATTATGTGTACAACAACTAAAACATTTACATTAACTGAGATTAAAGAAATGGCTACTAAGTATATGAATACTACATTCACTTATGATGGTAGAGATTTTAACTTAGTTGAATTAGGGTGGGAATTTAAATTCAATAGTGTAAAGAGAGCATTAGGTAAGTGTAAGAGAAAAAGGAGTGCTAATGGAATTGTTAAGACCATAGAGTTATCAAAGTGGTTGATTGAAAATACTGATAATTCTTTTGATACTTGGATTAACACAATGTTACATGAAATTGCTCATGCTATTGATTTTGAAAGAAGAAATACAAGTAAGCATGATACAACATGGAGAAATATAGCCTTATCAATAGGTTGTAATGGTAATAGATGTAGTAAGGTAGATTATAAGGCTGATATTAAGAGTAAATACACACTCAAGTGTAATAGTTGTGGTTGGACTACACCATCACATAAGAAGAGAAAAAGGTTAGGGTCATGTGGTAAGTGTAGTGGTGGTCGTTATAACCCTAAATACATTATCGAACAGATACAAAATTATTAAAAAATAAATGGATATTCTTATTGGATATCCATTTTTTAGTTGTATCTTTGTATAGAACAATAAAAACAAAATAAAATGATAAAAGCATATTCAGGAACAGAACAAGAATTTAAAAATTTAGACTCTTTAATCGGTGAACAAGTTATTAGCTTACCACAATCAATTGGTGACACTAATGCTTATCAAATTTTTTTAATGTGTAAATTAGCAATTGATTGTGGTATTATAGATAATAATATGTTTTATGATGAGATGTATTCTGAAGCTGGACTATTATATTCTAAATTTAAGGAAAGTAGTGTTCATTGGGAAGGTAGTGAATACGATTGTATTTTGACTTTTTTACACAATTGTAAGGAAAGTGAAAAATTTAAAAAGGAAGTTAGACAAGAAGTATGTGAAATTTTTACAAAGTTAGGTTTAGATTTACCTAGTAATATTGATGATATTGTAAAGTATTGTATTGAAGATGTTGAACATTCAGCTGACCAAAATGGTTGGTCTGATACAGATGTTCATATAGCATTTAGAAGATGGTGTGAGGGTGAAAATAGAGTAGATTAATAATAAAATAATCCTTATTACATTTGGTAGTAAGGATTTTTTTTTGTATCTTTGTAAGGAACATAAAGAACAATATCATGCAAAAGGTAGATTTATTTAATGTAGTTAACAAATTAAAAGAAGATGAGAAAGTAAGTAAGAAAAAGTTAATGGGTTGGGTGAATGCCTTAAAGAGTAATAACACTAATAAGCCTACTAAATTTAAGGTTGGTGATGTCTTTATGTCGAGTGTATTTAAACACCCTTACGTATTACTTGAACAAAATAGTGATGGTCATTGGTTATGTGGTTTGTTAACCTCAAAAGAAACGTGTAGAAATGTACTTGAACAATGTAATAGTAGATTCTTTGTTGATAGTTACTTTACTAAGGTGTTATTTATTGAAACAAAAGTAGAGGGTAGATTTATGGGTATGTTTGATAATAGAAGACAAATTAATAGAGTTCTTAAAAAAAGTAAGCAATTAATTTGTGGGTTTTAAAAAAAAGTTGTATCTTTGAATAAACAATGAGGCTTATGGAAATACAAGACTTGAAAGGTAAATTGACTAATAAGATTATTAATATTAGTTCTGAAAGATTATTAGATAATGAATTTTGTATTGGTACAACATTTCTAAAGAGTGTCTTAGAGAGTCATGGTATTGACTATTCATGTGTTACATGGCGTAACAGGTGTGGGGATGTTGTAATTTATAATAAATTATATCATGTTGACGCATATTATAAGGGTAACTTATATCCTATGATGAGTGGTTATAGTACATTTCTTAATCTATTATTCCCAAAGACGATTAAATTAAAATTTCAATTACTTAACTAAAAACTTGTGAGAACCGAAAATTAGTTGTATCTTTGTAGAGAACAATAATTAAAACCACAAGATTATGTCAAAAGTAAAGAGAGTAGTAGTTCAAGCATCATTTTATGTTTATGTCAATGTAGATGATGATTTAACACAAGATGAGCAAGATGTTCAGATAATGAATACTTGTGAAAGGGTAACTAAAGAGATAGAAAATAAGTCTGATGACGTTGAGCAAATATCAATGGATAAATTAGATGAGATGGCATTTGGTTCATTAGAGCCGAGAGCAATATTTAAGAGATAAGTTTTTGTTTTGTCTAAATGTGTGATTGAGTTAGGTTTGCAGACCTAACTCTTTTTTTTGTTTTTATTTGGTAGAACCAATAATTAGTTGTATCTTTGAAGAGAACAAAAATTAAAACAAAATATTATGACTAAAGATGAAGCATTAAAATTGATAGACCTTACCTTAATGACATATGTGAATACAGTTCCACCATATGCATTTGTGACAGATAGTAAACTTAGTGATATTAAAGAGGCATTTAAGTTAATTAAGCATAGTTATAAATGGGATTCTGAATTTATAGGTGCAGTTCAATTAGCTAACCCTAATGAATATAATTTAGCTTGTGAGGTGGCAGATATGAATGTTCCACCAATAGGTAACATAGAATGTCACGATTGTTTAGAATTCTTCCCTAAAGAGCAGATAATACCTTGGAGATATGAAACTGATGTTAAATTATGTGATAATTGTACCGAAAATAGAGACGATGATGAAGAATAAATTTGGTAGATTCAATAATTAGTTGTATCTTTGAAGTATGGGAAATCATAGGAAGAGTATTATAAATGGTAAGTTAGGTATAGTAATGGAAACTTATACACATACTATGAATGTTTATATACCAAGCACTAAAAAAACAATGAACATTAAAAGGTCATTAGTTAAATTATTACCAAAGGATGAACCAAAAAAGAAACCAATTAATCAATTAACATTATTTTAAAACCACAAGACAATGAGTACTAAACTTTATTACACAGTAGAAAAACAAACACAAACCATTGATACAATTGAAGAATGTACTGGATGGAAAACCATACAAGTTTATGAGATAGTAAACGATATACCAAAGATATGGTTTGATATTGAAGCTAGAAATGATGATTATACTAATGTTCAAATTCAAAATTGGTTAGATAACAATGGTTTTGGTGATAGGGAATACGATATGATATGGTTGTAAAAAAAAATCCCTTATCATTTGGTTGGTAAGGGAATTTTTTGTATCTTTGAAGTATAATAATTAAAACCACAAGACAATGGAAAACTTTGTATATCAATTATATTCAACTAACCCATGGGGAGAACATTCATCAAGAACCAACTTAGGTATTTATAGCGACCCTAACAATGCTTTATATCATGCGGTAACCAAACACCAAGACCATGTGTCTTACGCTCTTACAAACGATGGTAGGCTGTTTGTTGAGGCTATTGAAGTTGATAGTGCAGAAGATTGCTATGAGCATTTTTACGATTCAGATAATGATGATGTAAAAAATACATTATATCAAATAATGGTATTTGAATTATCTCAAAGATGGTTATGTGATTTAGGTTTTATGGCAAATATTTCTACTGATGAAGAGGAAGAGAGTTATGAAAGAATGGAGAAGTGGGAAACTTATGGAGATGTAGAGAAAATTGATATTGATTTAATATTAGGAGAAGATAGAGACCATGATATTATTATAACATTTTTAGAGAATGATTTGGCAGAGTCAATTTAATATTGTATCTTTACATAAAAAAGTTATTATGAAAACTATTGAATTAGAAAATGCAGAAATTTTTACTCATTGTAATGAAGAAGATGAATTGGTTTCTAGTGGAAATGTGACTGGTACATATATTATATGTGAACACATAAAGTGTGAGAATTTTCAAGCAGTTATTTGTGATTCTTCAAAAGAAGTTTTATTAATCCATAGACATGAAGTAGATGTTAACTATTCTTAAGGTAGAGGGTAAGAGATATCTATTAAATGATAGTTCACCCACAATAGATAACCAAGTTAATGATATATTAAGTTATCATCCTAAAGATGCATTAGTTGAGTTTGTTAAGCCAGAATTAAAGGATGTATTACCATTAAATATTAAAGATATTTTAAATAAAACTTGTGATAACTAAAAAAAGGTTGTATCTTTGAAGTGTCGAACTTTAAAACTCTTTTATTATGTACGCAAATATGAATACAACTATCAATTCTTTAGAAGACCTTAAGATTGCAATAAACCACCCGTATCGAAATGGTGAGTTCTTATGCGATGGAACACAAGTATTTGAAGTAAGTGATGACGACGATGAGATGGTCGCTCTAATCGACTCATATGAGCCTGGAGAGTTATCTTATTCAGTTAATTGGGAGTCACAAGACTTATATACTGAGGATGGCATTCAGATTGAATCAGTTTATTAAAAATAATTCCCTTATCATTTGGTTGGTAAGGGATTTTTTATTATCTTTGTAGAGAACAAATAAAACAACAAGATTATGTTAAAGTTAACAATTACAAAAGAAAGATTTTTAGAGTGGTATTTTAACCACGGACAAGACCAAGAGATTGAGGAAAATGCAAATAGTGTGGCTAAGTCTATAATAGAACAACTATTTAAAACAGGTGTTGGTAGCATTACAGTAAATGAAATTTTCGATGGGTGTAACTTAAATGCAATTAAAATGTATTATACAGTTGAATTTGATATGCAGACTGAATTACACGATTATGAAGTTTCTGATTTAAATATACCTTACGAAATAAAATTAGTAGATTAATTAAAAAAAACCTTACTATTGTTTGGTGGTAAGGTTTTTATTTTGTATCTTTGTAAGGAACATAAACCACAAGACAAATGAAACAATTAATAATTAACGGAAGTAAGGCTCATTTCTTTTTTAATGAAGAGATTGAAAATAGTAAGATTGCAATTTGGGTTAATAATAATTTAAGTAGATTTCGTTTAAATGAGGAATGGAATTGTGATGTATCATTGGTAACGTCTAATACAATTATGATTAGAGGTGATGAAGATAGAATGCATATTGAGATTAAACCAATAGAAAGTTTATTATAAATTATTTGGTAGAACTAAAAAAAGGTTGTATCTTTGAAGTGTCAAACAATTAAAACTTAATATTATGAAAGATAAGTATTTTACAACTATGATAGTAGGAATGATTTTAACCTTTGTAGGTTTTTATTTCATCATCTTTGAAAGTGAAATGATATTAAAGGTAGATGTACTATCTTATTTAATGTGGTTATTTGTTGGTATTGGTACTGCATTATACGTATATTCAATCGTCAAGTTAGACGAATTGGAAAATAAAGAAATTAAGATTTAGATTAGGTTTGTTTTTGTTCAGAGAAGAGGTGGGTTTAAGGTCCCACCTTTTTTTATTGCATTTTATTAGGTAGAACCAATAATTAGTTGTATCTTTGTAGAGAACAATAACTAAAACAACTTATTATGCAAACTTTATTCGTATCAACAGAAACTTTCAACGACATGTTATTAGGATTTATCAAGAGTGGTGTTACTTTTGTAGCCGAAGAAAAGAATGGTGGAATTGAAATAACATTTACTGGTGGACATTAAAAAATATTTCCCTTATCATTAGGTTGGTAAGGGAATTTTTATTATCTTTGTAAGGAACATAAACCACAAGACAAATGAAAAGTTACAAAATAACAGACCCATATAAAGATGTAAGAATTAAAGAGCAAGAACCAATTATGTGTGGTCGTGAAAAAAGAAGATTAAAAAGGAAACTAAAACGTAAAAGAAAATAATATGTCAGACTTTTATCATAATCAATTAAAGGATAAGTTTTTCACTAGGAGTGGTAGTACATCTTTATGGACATCACATGGGTTAAGATACTCTTCTGAAACTTCATTAAAGCAACTTATGAGTTTAGAACTAGGGGAAAGTACACGTATAAATAATAAAGTAATCACAAGAGCTAAATAATATGTATTCAACTAATTTTAAATTTTTCTTGGAACATCAAATATCCTTAATTACCACTAATAATGGTAAGTATATTAAGTTTTGTTCAAGGTTAGAAAGTAAGTGTTTTTATATTTGGAATAATAATAGAACAATGACCGATGATGAAATTAATGAAAAATGTTATGAAATTTTCAATTCATTGGAAAAAGATTTGGTAGATTAAATAATTAGTTGTATCTTTGTAAGGAACATAAACCACAAGACAAATGAAAAATATTGAAATAAATACACATAATTGTTCAAGAGAAGAATTAGCAGAATTAAAGGCTTATTTAGATAGTAAGTCTTGGGATTATAAAGAAGTTGAAAAAGAAAAGAAAAAACCTTTATGGGTTGGTGCTGAATTAGAAATAAGTGATAGTATCGTTAAGGTTTTAATTGGTATTGAACAAGAGGATGGAAATAGTTTAGAGTACACCACTACTGCTGATATTGATTATATCAAAAAAAATGGTAGTGAAAATGAAAATCCTTGGATGTATGCGGGTGGAGATTTAGTTGTATATCGAGGTAAGAATGGTGTAGTGTTCGATGGAGAACACAATTTGGTAAAATAGATAAGGAACATAAACCACAAGACAAATGGAAAATACAATAAGTAAAGATTTTATCAATGAGATAAAATACGAAATAACTAATAAGTTAGTACTTGAAGGGGTAATTAAAGATTGTACCGATACTGATGATGAAGATGAGGTTACGACTGAAAATGTTATAGAAGAAGTATTAACTGAAAAGTTAAAAGAATTAGGTTTTGAGATTAAAGAATAATAATAGGTTTGTTTTTGTTCAGAAAAGAGGTGGGTTTAAGGTCCCACCTTTTTTTATTTAAATATATTTGGTAGAATCAAAATAATGTTGTATCTTTGTAAGGAACATAAACCACAAGACAATGCAAAAGATTCAAGCTTATTACGTCAGAAGTAGAAAATTATTCTTACCATTAAAATTCCCACAAGAGGTATTTGGAATTAATGATACGTTAAGATATTTCATTAAGGGTGAGGGTTATAAAAAAACCCTAGCTTATGATATTGTAGAAATAGAAATACCTACAACTAAAGATGTATTCCAAGATATAAGGGAGACAAGTTTAAAGTATGGTAGAGAGATTTGTATGGAATATCTAATTACAAATAATGCTATCTATTGGAAAGAAAATATACACACTGCGGCTATTAAGTCTAATTTAACTAGAGAATCACAAAAGGTACTCCAAGATGGTTTTAAGACTAAAAACCCATTACTATTTTTTGATTGGGTATGCTTATGTAATGGTGAATTAATAATCGATATGCCAAAAATAGATGAGCATATGCATAAGGAGTTAGGTTATAAAGAAAATTTACATGGTAGTATGGCTGACTTTACTAAGACTCAATTGGGAGAAGAGATATATAATGAAATATTTAAACTATTAAATAGTCAAAAAAGTTTTATTAATCCAAATTTTTTTTGTATCTTTGTATAGAACATAAACCACAAGACAAATGAAATTCATATCACAACAAGAGTTAGAAAAAATGGTAGGTAAAGTATGTACTGCAATGGGAACTTGTGGTATGACCAATGATATAAAAGTTACTGGTATTCTATTAAATAGAAGTATAGCTGGAGAACCTATAATACAAGAGCAAAGTGGTAGATTATGTAGTATTAATCGAAATACTTTGGAACTAATTGACCTTTATACTGTATGGGTTGGTGGTGTTGAGGTTAATGACTTTCACTTACCTAAAGATAAAGCAGATGTTTTAGCTAGAAAATATGTAGATATGGGTTATGATGATGTTATTAGTGAAAAAATAAATTAAAAATTGTATTGTAGAACCAATAATTAGTTGTATCTTTGATTAAAACAAAACACTATGACAAATCAAGACATCACAAATAAAACAGAATCATTAGTAGGTAGTAGATTTACTACTCATGACCTAAATACAAAACTATCACAACTATTCGGTTGTAAGGTTAAAGTTTCTGACTATGAGAGAGAAGAGTGTGTTAAAGATGAGTTACCTAACTTAGATGACCAATTGATAACATCAGTTGAGAATGAATTAGTAAAATTCGATTTAGACCTTTATTACTTGAGGGATAATGGTGGTAAATTTTATATAACAGAAGTTGGTTTTAGCTACCATTAATAAAATATAACTTGTGGTTAAGTTGAAAATGGGTCCTAATATAAAAAAAGGGTCCATTTTATTTTGTATTCTCATTTATTTGTTGTAAATTTGTCATGGTGCCTTAGTGTTAACGTTTAGAATCATTATAAATAAGAAAATAATTAAGAATTCCCATTGTTAATCCAGAAATTGGTTGTATCTTTGTAGAGAACAATAACTAAAACCTTTTATTATGAGTTACGATTTAATTTACGATAAACAATTTATTAAAGTAGAAGACAAGTTTATACCAATGGTAATAATAGGGTCAAGTAACTTATTCGAGTACAGTGGTGCAAGAGTAAGAGATTGGTCAAAATTAAGTGTTGGAGATACTACTCAAATATTATATAGTGAAAATGAATTATTATCTTACGCTGATAATATAAGAGATAGTTATAAAAAACGTTATACTGAGTATAATGATAAGTCTTTTGGTTTTTTTAGTGCAATAGCTATTGGAGGTAAGGGAACACATAATACAACTTTTGGTATGTTTAAGGGTATATTTAAAACTGGTATTAAAAAAGCCTTAACTATTGAGCAGTTAAATGAAGTTGGAGTAAGTATTGTAGTAACTAATACATATAATAGAACTATTGTTAGTAATTATGTAAGTGAAAGAGTTACAAATAAAGAAGAGTTATTAAGGTATGTAGCTGAATGTAACGAGATATTTAAAGATACTAATGTATATCCTACAATAGAATTTAGAGGTATGTTAAAAGATAGTCCAAAATGGATTAGAAAAAGATACTTTCCAAGAGTACCAAAAGTAAAGAATTTAATTGAAGTAGATAAGTATTACACAATAAAGGTTGATTATGATTATTTTGTTAAGAGAACACGAAATGGTTATAGGTATAGTAGTAGACCTTATTTACAATATGCTAATAAAAAGAATGCTGAAAGAAGAGTTAAAGGATTAAATAAAAAATATAATACTGATAAATATACAGTAGAAGAGATTAAAGAAAAAGTTAAGTTGTTCGTTTAAGTTTTGTTCAGAAAAAAGATGAGTTTAAGGTCTCATCTTTTTTTGTTTTTATTTTGTATTCTCATTTATTTTTCGTAAATTTGTCATGGTGCCTTATTGTCAACACTTAGAATCATTATAAATAAGAAAATAATTAATAAAAAGTTTTGTATATCCAATAAATGGTTGTATCTTTGACTTGTCGAACAATTAAAACCTTATATTATGAACTACACAATTCCTAAGAATTTATTAAGTACTAACAATGCAAAAACTATTAAGGGTGAAAAAGTAGGTTACACTACTTACATTATGTATTTAGCACCACATAAGCAAAACTCTAAGGGTGTTAACCTTTGTGCTAAGGCAAGTAAAGGTTGTGCTAAGGCTTGTCTATTCAATAGCGGTGCGGCTCGTTTTGATAACGTACAACAAGGTAAAATAAATAAAACTGAATATTTTTTAGATAATATGGTAGGTTTTATGGAACAGTTATATAATGAAATTACTAAAATAGTTAATACTCATACTAAAATTAAAGGTTTAGAGCAACTATCTTTAAATGGTAAGGTATTAAGATATAAAAAGTTTGCTATTCGTTTAAATGGTACTAGTGATGTTCCATTTGAGAACATTAGATACAAAGATAAAGATAATAAGAATATATTCGAACTATTTCCAGGTATACAATTTTATGATTATACTAAAATTGATAGTAGATTAAGAAAAAAGTTACCTAGTAATTATCATTTGACGTTTAGTAGAGCAGAAGACAATGATAAAACGTCGTTTGAAATGTTAAATAAAGGTTATAACGTTTCAATGGTATTTGCAATGAGTAAACGAAGTGAATTACCAAGTGAATACAAAGGTTTTAAGGTTATCAATGGAGATGAAACAGACTTACGTTTCTTAGATGAACAAAACGTTATTGTAGGACTTAAATATAAGCTTATGACGGGTAAAGGAACCAAGGGTGTTAATAAAGAAAATGTTGAAACTAACGACTTCATAATTAACATATAAATAATTTAAAATTAACCTATCTAAAATTAGGTAGGTTAATTTATTTTTAGTATATTTGTAAGGTAGAATAATTAAAACAAAAACATATGAAAGTATTTGAAATTTTAACTGAATGTAAACAATTAATATTAGTTGAGTCTGATAAGACAATTAGTGAAGTTAGTGAGATTCTATTAAAGGATGAAAAAATTAATTGTTATTCGTACACTGAGGTAGAGTATGAACCATTAGAAGAACATATTAGCTATAGAGTTTAAGATTGATAAGGTACTAATTTAGTACCTTATTTTTTAGTGTAAATTATTTGACTTTGTTGTAGGTTGGAGTCTACTCTTTCGAATATCTCTATCCAGACCCGTATCACTTTCGCACCTACAGTGTAAAGATACAACATTTCTTCATATCTACCAAATAAAATATGAATTATTTTTATAAAAAGTTTTTACATTATTCCATTGTTAATCCAGAAATTAGTTGTATCTTTGTAGAGAACAATAACTAAAACAAGATATTATGGCAGAATTAAAAAGAAAGCAATACATGTATAACTTCACAACTGGTGGATGGAATACCGTATGGGGTAAGACTAAGAAAGGTGCTATTAGAAACGCTAGAAATGAGTGGAAGAAGCAAGGTAGTAACTTAGAGGTTGATGTTAATACGTTTAAGGTAGTAACCTCGGACCAAGTTGACGAAATGTTAATGATGACAAGATAAAATTATAAAATATTTCCCTTATCATTAGGTTGGTAAGGGAATTTTTATTATCTTTGTAAGGAACATAAACCACAAGAGAAATGGAAAAAAGATGTAAACATTATAGTGACGGATACGTTGAGAACTTTGAACAAGTACATGACATACTCGGTGGTAGTAGACTATATTATATCATTTGTAATGAAATAACTTCAATTAGGAATACACCCGAAAATTTAGCTGAAATGAGGGAATTACTATTATTAGATAGGTATGTACCATCTTTAGGTAATTGTGAATATGCAGATGAACATAGAGAACTAATAGAAACTTTATTATTAAAACAAGCAAGGGCAAATAAATGGTTGTCTACTTTTGACTTGAGGGTTAAAATGCCTTATGTTGAAAGTAGACAACCACATATTTGTGTTCCAACTACTGATGATGAAAAAGTTTTAGAAATCATTAGAATGTATAAGGATAATGATGTTAGAAATAAAGAAAGATTAATATTAGACTTAATATAATATGGCAAAATTAGAAGATTTAAAATTAGCGAGAGATGATGAAAGTCTTAATATTTATTTTGACTTAGGAGAAGATGTTGAACCATATCACGTATGTTATTGGCACGAGGATGAATGGTTAGAAGATGCCGAGGGAGTTGTTATGTCTATGTTAGTGGCTATGGAATTGTTTTATACCGATAAACAAGCATTGTTAGATAAATTAGCTATAAATATAAATGATATATAATATGGTAAAGAAATTAATTTACGTTACTAAAAAGCAAGTTAATCAATTTATTGAATTTGAAAAGAGTAGACTTAAAATTAATGATAATCAATTATTAAAAGAAGTTCAAATTGTCTTGACTGATTTGAGGCAATTCCCTAATGATAATTTAAATCAAATTAAATTTTATATGAGGGTTGAAAATAACTTAAAAAGTATTTTGTAGAACCATTTATTAGTTGTATCTTTGTAAGGAACATAAACCACAAGACAAATGAAAGTATTAAGACAAGTAGGGCAATTCAAATTAAATGAGGGTAATTTAATGGCTAAGGGTATGTACAACATGACCAATACCATATTAGTTGAACACACAAAAGATGAGGGTGTTTCTTATTGGTTTGATACTGAAACTAAGGATTTATTAATGCGTTGCTCTGATGCTGAATTTGGGCAAAGAGCAAAACAATTAGCGGGTAATAACATTTCAGATTGTTTACCATATTTAAAGGTTAAATTACAAGAAGCTAAAGAAACAGGTATTTCATCTTACATTGATAAATGTACAAGAGATTTAGATGAATATTTTGAAAGAAATAATTAATGGTTTAAAGTAGAATTTTGATATATTTATTAGTATATTTGCAAATATAAATAAATCTATTGATGAGTTGTACTTCGGAGTGGGAAGAGTAAACGAGAACAACATAAAACGGCAACTCATTAAAGATTTTATTAAATTAATTTGGTTTATAACTAAAAATATCTTATCTTTACAAAGTCAAACAACTAAATCAAATTAACATGTCAGATTCAATTAAAGAAATTACATTAGGTGAACATACATTAAAGGTATATCAAGATTCAGATACTGAGTCACCTAGAGAATGGAGTAACGTTAGTAAGATGATATTCTTAGGTAAATACTCACACTTAGGTGATGAGCATGAATTTAAAACTGAAGACGCTGATAATTGGGATGAGTTGGAGAAGTTAATCAAAATAAAATTAAATGTTGCTACAATAACTAAAGTATATGGATACTCACACGGTGGTTTATTAATATCCACAACACCATACCAATGTAGATGGGATTCAGGTGTGTTAGGATTCGCTGTAGTAACTAAAGAGCTAATTAGAGAAAATTGGAACATAAAAAGAGTAACCAAGAAGTATATAGAATTAGCTGATAAAATGGTTGAAGGAGAAGTTGAGACTCTAAATAAGTATATTAATGGTGAAGTTTATAGTTTCAGAATAGAAGATAAAGATGGTGAAATAATTGATTCTTGCGGTGGGTTTTATGATATGGATGATATCCAAGACCATGTAGATGAAATGTTTGTTGAGGCCTTAAAGGGTAATTAAAAAAAAATAAAGGTAAGTTGAAAAATGTTTTATTGTTTGACAACAAAAATGCTGAAGTGTGAATTCTAAAAATCTTACCTTACACTTCAGTATTATTTTAAAGTTGTCTATAAATTTGTAAATTAACTAAAAAAATCATATATTTGTAACATGGCAAAATCTAGAGAAGAAATACATATTGGTAGAATTGAGGGTGGAATTAGAGCTATCCGTGGAGGTAGAAAGAGTCCCGAACAAGCTGATATCGGGAAATCATTGAATATCCTCAAGACACTTAATGAACCAATGTATGACGACTTGTTAAGTAAATACAAAAGGGTTGTTGAAAAATATAAAATAGAAGTACAATATTAGTTTGTTTTCATAATTGGGGTGGTTCCCATATTGTTCATGGGTAAGGCGAAAGTCTTACCCTTTTTATTTGGTAGAACCAATAATTATTCGTATCTTTGAAGAGAACAAAAACTTTATATTATGTACGGGAAAAAAAGAGTGGTAATAAATAGGAGAAATAGAATAATAGTTAGGGGAGAACGTTCTAATATTAACGTGGGTATCTTAGAGTATTTAAATGGGATGTTTAAGGCTACTTATTTAAAGAAAGAAAATAGATTTGAACACACTATAAGTGAGGATAATTCAATTGTCTTAATGGCTAATAGTAAAGAGGAAATTAGAGATACAATAAAAAAAGAGTATAATATAGAGTAAAATAAATGGATATTCGTATTGGATATCCATTTATTAGTTGTATCTTTGTATAGAACAACAGTATATACACATTTGTGTACATGTAAAACAAAATCATATGAAAGTATCCGCATTTAAACAAACAAGGTTGAGCATCGAGCCACTTGACACAGAATTTAAAGTAAAGTTTGTAACTACTAAAAAAAGAGGTGTAAATAAAAACTATTGGTTTACTGACTCTGGAACATGTAAGGTTTACTTCGGTTCATTAAATCCAGACTATGTAGGTGATATAACACCAGAAGATGGTAATACATTAAGAAATGCAATGATAAAAGCTAAGACTGATATATTAGCTGGTAACACACTAAGAAATGAATACTACACACTTACTAGTGATGGTATCTCTCACATTAACATTGGTAACATATTAGATGAAATAATACAAGAATATAATATAAGGTTTCAAGTATATTAATCTATTACAAACTTAATATAAAAAAAGTTATAAAACAATTTTTATATTAAGTTTTATTTTCGTATCTTTGTCATGGTGCCTTAGTGTCAACACTTAGAATCATTATGAATAAGAAAATAATTAAAATTTTTCATTGCAGAACCAGAAAAAGGTTGTATCTTTGTAGAGAACAATAACAAAACCTTATATATATGAAAACCTTAACTCAAAACTCAGTTAGACAAACTATTCAAAATAATCCTAACCTTACTAATAAAGAACTATCTCAAATGTTAGGGTGTACAATACAAAAAGTATCTGCTAACAAAATTGCACTTAATAAACAAGTTAATAAACAAGCTACTAGTTTTGATATCTTAAAGAAAATTGAAGCTGATATTAGCAAAGTTAAAAAAGAAGTTAAAAAGAATAAAAAAAGTATTACTAAATTAACTAACACTTATGTTAATTCGGGTGGTGTAAATAAAGAAATTGCTAGGAACAAAATGGTAGATTATGTGCTTAATAGTAAGTTAAGTGGTAAAATACTTTCGTTACCATTTTCAACGTGGACTATCGAAAAAAAGATATTAAATAAGTCTAACTCATATAACTTTTTAGGTGTTGAAAGAGATAAGAATACATTTAAAGATATGCGTAAAGCTATTAGAGGAACTCAGTTACCATTTGAAGTATTTAATGGAGATGTAAACCAAAAAATATATGGTGCTAAACGTGAATCATATTCACACATGATTTTAGACTATTGTGGAACTCTTAATACAATAGTAGATGAATTAGAATATGCTATTGAACGTGAATTATTACAAGTTGGTGGTATGATGTTTATTACCATGACTAGAACACTTAGAAAAATTGCCCACAATGAAAGACTTAACGATTTTGCATCGTTAGTAGATAACTCAGATAGAAATGTTATGAGCGATATGGTTATTAAGGGTTTCTTTTTTAATGCTATCGGTAAGAATCATAGAATAAAAGAAGTATTTCATTACTCAGATGTTAAACCAAACGGTAACGAGGGTGCTAAAATGGTTATGTATGTAATTGAAAGAATAAAATAATTTAAAAATAAATGGATATTCGTATTGGATATCCATTTATTAGTTGTATCTTTGAAGTGTCGAACAATTAAAACCATAAATTATGAAAAATTTAGTATTAGTATTTATTTTTATCTTAGTAGCAACTCTTAAAGGTTATTCAAGTGAACCAATTAAAAATGTAAAAGAAACAACTAAAGTAACTGCTGAAGATGTTGTATTCGGTAACTATGCTGATAACATTAAGTTTATCTCCAAGATATCTAAGAGCAATACACTGATGTTTAAAGCCACAACAAAACGAGCTTATGATATGTTATCAGAATTTAAAATAATGAAATATAACAAAGGGTATATCAATAATGTAACCATAATAATCAAATATAAGAATAAAAAAAGAAAAGTTAAATTTTAATTAATAATGATAAAAAAACCTTGCTATAATTTGGTAGTAAGGTTTTTTTTATGTATCTTTGTAGGGAACAATAACTAAAACCTTATATAATGAAAAAATTCTTAAACCTAGCATCTATTTTTGTATTATCAATTGTAATATTTAACATAACCACAATAAATAATGATGCTCAATCATTATTATGCTTAGTAATAGCATCGTTAATGATTTTAATATTGATATTCAATAATAAAAGAAAAAAATATGCTAAATAATTAATAATAAATGGATATTCGTATTGGATATCCATTTATTATTCGTATCTTTGTAGAGAACAATAACTAAAATCACTTATCATGCCAATAACAGTTTACGGAGTAACAAATCAAGATGGAGTACATATAGACGTTTCTAATTCATTATTAGGTGCTAAACAATATGCAACTAGAAACAACTATGATAAAGTTAGTAAAAGAGTAGGTTATAACGCATTTATTATTTGTGTTAAAGTTAAAAATAAATGGCATTCTACTTTGTAGAACCATTTATTAGTCGTATCTTTGTAGAGAACAATAACTAAAACCATATATTATGAGTGAAAGAATTTCAGCAGATGAAGCATTAGAAAATGAAGGACTTACTTTAGATGAAGTAGTATTTGAATCAGTAGTACCAGCATGTTGCTCAGAAGGTTGTCAAGTAGAACCAGATGGTGTATGCGAACATGGTCACCCATCAGTACTACTGGATATGATGTTAATCTAAAAATAATTAAAATTAACTGGATATTCGCATTGGATATCCAGTTATTATTCGTATCTTTGTATAGAACATAAACCACAAGACAAATGAAAAGTACTAGAGAAAAATTTGAACAAGCAAAAAGATTAACTGAAAAATTAGTTAACTCTTCAAACATACAAACTGAAAGATATTATTTCGTGTTAAGAATATTTCAAAATACTAGAATAGAACTAAATAAAAACAATTGAAAATAAATGGATATAAATTTTGTATATCCAATTAATTGTCGTAAATTTGTGATGGTGCCCTAGTGTGAAATATTAATCTAACCCCAAGGCACCATCACAAAGATAATATAAAAAATTAACATACACAAATTATTTAACACTTATTTCTATACACTTTTGTGTACACCAAACAAAAATAACACCCCATTGCTGAGGTGTATCCTATTAATAACTTTGAAATATTAAGCTCCTATCTCTAGAAGCTTAATCATCTCATTAAACACTACTTCTCTATCAGCACTTGATATCTGAGTGTTATCCCTAAAGTCAATAAAGAAATCTCTTGAATAACAAATATTACTAGCCGCTTGGTCTATGGCATCATCTATCGTGTATTCAGTGTCATCTCCATCTCCACACTCTATCATAGTCTCAACCCAACCTTCAAGGTAAGCCTTAGTACTATCCTTAGTTAACTCATAACCTTCTTCAGTCATTGCTACCCTAAGTGTAGCCTTAGCTAATCCTGGTAATGTTGTTACTCCGTTAAATTTTACTGCTGTTTCTCCGTTGAATGTTCCGTACATATTATAAGGTTTTAGTTATTGTTCTCTACAAAGATACAACATCTTTTCGGTTCTACAATGGAAAACTTTCACTTTCTTTTTATTTTAATATCCTAATTTTTTATGTTAAAGTTTTTAATATAATTATTTTAACTAATTATATTTGTATATTAAAAAAAATTGTCGTAACTTGCGATGACGGATTAACTCAAAATTTTATTTAACTCTAAGGCACCAACACAAATTTACAACAAATAAACGACTCTACAAAACTTTTTATCAATTAATTTTTAATAATACACTTTAACGAATATTTGTGCATTTCATCGAATAAGTTATTGTTTATCCAATAAAAGGTCGTATCTTTGTAGAGAACAATAACAACAAAAACCTTATATTATGAATAACACAGTAAAAACTATCGTAGCAGCAAGAAACATTAAAGGAGCTTCAATCATTGGTATAAAGAACTATACTAATACACAAGGAGAAGTTTCTAATCAATCTATATTAGTAGGTTTTAACTATGAAAAAAGACTATTAAAAGACTTAAATTCTCTTAAATCAATAGCAGTAAAAAGAAAATTAGTAGAACTATATAAAACTGAAACTAAAAAGGAAGTTAAAAAAGTATATAACAAGTTGGTTAAAAGCCTTATTAAAAGAACGTCAAGCGAGGAAGTAAAAGCAAAGTTATTAGAACAAGGCGACGAAACAATGGTTAAATCACAAGCTCAAATCGATGCTTATGTATCAATAGCTAAAGGACTTAACGCAAAAGATACTAACCTTTATTTTAAGGGGCTTTTAATGAGTAAAAAAGTTGTTTCAGTTGGAGAGTATGGAGAGGACAAAAGAACACCTTATATGATACTTAAAAACAAAATTGAAAGGTTATCTAAACAAATGAAATATAAAACATTTAAACTTACTAACGATGAAAATTTAAGTGTTCAAGGTATCAAAATTGAACCACAAAAAAATGAAGTTGTAACTGCATAAAGATAAACTTAAATAAAGCGTTCTAATGAACGCTTTTTTTATTTCTATATGTATGTATGCTAATGGGGGGAGGGGTACCTTATACCCCCCCGTAGACCCCCCTCCGTGACCCCTCTTATAGTACCCCCCGTACACCCTTTATATATGGCCATCGGATTCGTGAACAAAAATTTTTTTATATTTTTTTTGGTTTTTTCTTAGGGGTAATTTACTGCTTAAAATTTTTTTTAGAATTTTTTGCTTTAATTTATATTAGTACCTTATTGCCATTAATTTTTTTTAGAATTTTTTGTAATAAATTAATGGCTTAATTATCCACCTCTATATAAATTCCTTTTTCTTCATCCCATTCTAGTATCGGTTTCCCCAGGCACTCTTTTTTTTTCAATCATAGTTACTTTATTTAATCAAAACTTCAACATTAGGTTTACTGTCATTACCAATAGTGTAAAGCAACCTATATGTGTTGTTTTCAATTTCATATCTTTCTTCAAATATATGAAGTGAATTACTTGTACTTATAGGTTCATACTTACTAAAATCTATATTTACGCCAACAACCTCTTTCCATTGTTCACTAAACAATTTTTTTATCCATTCCGTCATCTTACTTTATTATTAATTGTTCGACATCACAACCTTTCCACTTGGCTATCTCTTCTTTTGTTACCTCGATTTCTTTTGGTAATTCTTTTGCGTATGTCCAATTCGTAGTCTTACATATCCCACCAGCTTCTTCTATTGTTTTAGCATAGTTCCAAGCAATAAATCGATTATTCTTTTCCATAAAGACAACTCTTCGGTACCAGATTTCTTCATCATCTGAAACTAGCATAGCTCTTTCTTCAAATTCTTTGTAAGAGATGATTTCTGCTAATTCATCTGTTACATATAATACTACACAAGTGGTACCGTGTTGATGGTCAATAAATCCAAAATCAACTTGATTGGGGGAATTTTCAAACCCCCCTCTTACATCAATATTGTATATTTTCTTGTCTACCAAACACTTTACCTCTTTTGCATTTTTAAAATGTTCCTTTACTTCTTCTAAATTCATAGTTACTTCTATATATTGTTTTATTCCTAGTATATCCCAGTGTTTTCTTACTTCATTAAAACCCATCATTTACTAATTCCCAAATATTAGTTGGAATATAGTTATATTTTTAAGTTTATCATTTAACTTTATATTCTTAATCTTTAAACTTTCTTGTTCTATTTTTAAAACTCTATTTTCTTCATTTAACTTTAAATTTTCATTATATAACTTTGAATTTTCTCGTTTATTACTATCATGTATGCGGTCATTTAATTCTTTGATTTCACTAAGTTGTGATAAAAAATCTTCATTACCATAATAAATGCATTTATGAGCTTCGTAATATCTGTGTGGGTTAATTTCGACCCTTAATACACTATCACCACTAATCACCTCTTCTAAATTTTGTATTGTGGTTGAATGGTCTAATAACTTTTTTTCTATACCCTTATATTCATTGTAAGGTATTGTTATTGTTTTATTTTCCATGTTAAATTTATTAATAATTTGTTAAAAAAATTTTCGTTTGCGGTAGCATTATGTTGAGACATAATGTGAGTAAGTTACTCTGATAGGGTTTCACCCTTATCGGTTTCATGGTCTCTTATTGGTTTCATAAGTGAATCTACGATTTCACAGTTAAATGTTGGGTCTAATTTAAACACGGTCTTATTGGCTAAGTTTAGGTGTCTTAATATAACCATGGCATGTTCTGGGGTACCATCCCATGTTTCATACATTTTTTCGAAATATTCTATTTGATTCATAATTATTAATTTATATTGATAATAAGTCAAATATACGAATTAATTTATTAAAAAGCAATTAATTCTTAATATTTTTTAATTTTGACTTACACATATCACATCCTTTTATCCAGCACCATTGTATTTTGTGTTTAATATGGTATAAGAAAATGCTACCACCACCTAGTAGCCATAGTATTGATGGGTGACCTTCACCGCATAGTCCTAATGCGTGTTTAATTGTTTCCATATTATTTCTTTTTACTTTTCCAGTGTGGTTTTTTGATAACTCTTTGTTTTTTTTGAGCTTCGGTTATTAATTTTTTTGGTACTTCGTATATTTCGTGAAGTACTGATAGATTTATGGACCATTTTTTCTTGGACCTTTCTCTGTATTCCATCATTGCTTGAGCTACATGCGTAACGCATTCTTTATGGGTCCAGTTGTTAACTATTTCCATATGTTTAAATACCTCAGCTTGTTTACCTATTGCACTACTTCTACCGAAGTGTTTAACTTGGTGGCACTTAGGGGCAGAGCGATACTAACCCCAATAGTTTTTGAATATTATCTTTATCATTATACTCCCATATTTCATGACACTCAACATTATGTCTATAACCTTGGTTCTTACCACTATCCCCACATACTTCACATACGTGATTTGCCTTTTCGTATGATTTTGTTCTTAGTATATCCCAGTGTTTTTTTGGTAACATAGAACGAACATTCGAGAATGAACAGCTCTTAGGAATCAATTCTATTTCTAATTTAATTTTCTTCATTTTTACTACTTATTACATATTCTTTATTTAATGACCCATCATTGTTTAATTTACTATGAACCACACTATGACAATTAGAACATAATAAATCACATTTATCTAATTCATCTTTTATTTTTTCAAAGGTACTCTTCCTAGCTTTAGTCCACATAAATTCTTTTTCTGATGGGTTTAAGTGGTGAAAATCAAAACTAGAATAATGTCCATCAAAACCACATCTAACACATACCCCACCTTTATATTCGATGGCCTTCAATTTTAATAATCTATTTCGTTGAATGTCTTTATCATTAGAACACTCCCGACATTGACCACTATTATTTAAATTAGATTTAGAAAAGTCAGATTCATGTTTATATATTTTACAATTATAACACCAAGCATGTTCAATAGGTTTTTCACCTCGACTATCACGTTCTTCTTGTATTTTAGCTAGTCGATTCCCATGTTCTGGGTCAATTTTCATAATTCTAACTAACCTACGTTTTCTTTCATTAGCTCTAAAACATATTTTACAATCTAATTCGTAACCATGTTTAGTGTTTTTTTTATTAAACTCCGAAAGCGGTTTAACCATATCACATTTCCTACATTTTTTTTCCATATTTACCTTTTATAATAAATATTTTTTACTTTATGTAAAGTCGTCCTCAAGTAAAAAATATTACCATTTTTCTTTAGTTATTCTAACTTTAAAACAATCTTTAAATTTATATCTTGGTAATAGGTATCCTTTTGTATTGCTACCAGCATCTCCAGAGAATTTTGTTGTTCTAATATCGTTATTCTTTAGAATATTAATTAGTTTATTTGTTGATATGTACCAGATTTCATTTAAGTTAGCGAAGTAAGTTACAAAGAATTCTGCTTTAGTTACTGCGATACCTGACGCTTTACCTCTACATTCATATTCTATAAACATATTACGTGTATCTTTTTCTGGTGTGATAAAGACATCGGTTTTTATTTCGAATTTAACTTCTTTTTTATTTGGTAGAATCATTGATAGGTCATATCTAAAATCCTTATTATCGGATATAAATATTGCACCTCTAGATTCCAGGTCTCGTCTAACTATAGATTCACCTCTTTCACCGTCCGTAATATCTTCATTAAATGAATAATTTGCCATATTTATTTTTTATATGCTGATATAAATTCGTATATATCTTTATCTATTATCTCCTTACTTGTAACATAATTCATACCCATACAATGTTTTTCATATGATTGAATTATTTTAAATAATTCTTCTTCTGAATATGAATTAACTTCTTCTTTATTAAGAACTTTAATTGTCTTAAGTGACCAACCATTATTTTCAGCATCGGTTATATCATTTTCATTTAAGTATTTCTTATGGTCTTCTTCGTCCCATAAGTTTGAAATTGATTCATCTGGTTTTAACCAATAGTACATTGTCTTACCTCTATTGGATAATTTTTCTTCAAGTTCACTTACCTTAGATTTTAATGCTTTAATTTCGTATTTTAGTTTACTTGATTCTGATTTAATAAGACCAGGTTTTCGTATAGGTTTTTTCATAACTTATTTATGTTTAATTCTAGCTTCATATGCTTCACTTAACACATCAGATGCGGCCTTAAACCCTTCTTTAAATGAGTCTAATAATAGTTCTTTTAGGGATTCTTCTCTGAGCATATTATTATCCTTTGTTAATTCGTATTTATATTGTTCTAAGACTCTTATTGCTTGTTCATCGTTATCATAACTCAATTTTTGCTTTATTAAGACTAATACTTCTCTTTCTTCGTTTTTCATAATTTATGTGTTATATTCTAAATATTTTTCAACAATATTTGTGATAGCTCTTATATTACTATCATATTCTCTAGTACCTATTTTTAATAATCTACCCGATAGTTCATCAATCATTTTATTTTTTCTAGTACGTAACATTTTTTCGTAGTCCCCATCATAAATTGTAGGAAGGTTAATTTCTTTTTCTAGTGACTTTTCTATTTCGGTATAAGCTTCAAATTTTCCTCTATAATGTAAGTGTCCTAAAGAAACTTTATCTTTATGTTTAGCCCATTCTAAGTGATTTATAAAAGAAGTTTTAAATTCTTTCATTTTAAAGTTAACCCTTCTATTAATTTCTTGTTCTATATTCATAATTTATTTTATTCTATTACACATTTCATTAAAAGCGTCGAATACTATATACAAGTGGTATTTTAGTTCTTTAACGTATGGTATATCCTCATAATCTATTTCTATTTCTGATGGGCTATCTCTAAAGGCCTTATAGATGTATTCAGTTTCATCATCAACATAACCTAGTAAATCAGTGTACCATTCTTTCATTTGCTTTAAATCTTCACCAGTATGACCATATTCTTCTAACTTATGGTTAATTTGTTCTTTTAATTCTTCTTCAGTAGCCTTAGCATCATACTTACTATATTCTTGGGTTGAACTATACCCTAATTTCTCTGTCCAATACATAGCTGACACATAACCTTCTTTTGAAGGGATAAATGGTCTACAAAATATCCAATTACCAAAGTCACCAAATACTGATAAACCTTCACTATCATTTACGAATCTAACATAACCATATCTACTATTACCCTTTCTAAGTGTATCAACTCTTATTTCCTCACCATTTTCATTTTTAAATAGTTCAGTTTTATGGGTGTGTTCTGAGAAATCCCATGTTGAATATTTCTTTCTTAATTTGCTTACTTCCATAATAAATGATTGAATATTTGGTTAATATATTTATCTATATTTTCTTTATTAGCTTCAAAAACAAAGTCCTTAACTATATCAAATAAGTCATCCCTTATCACTTCCTCATCTAATTGACTAAAATAAGGTTCTGGTATGTAATCACTTATTTTTTCTTTAGGGAATTTTGGTCCTCCTAATGTACCTCTCATTGATTTACCAAGTAGCATTGGTTTTATTATTGGTTGCATCATAGAGACTTTTAACGCTTCCCATATATCTTTAGGATTTGAAGATTTCCGTTCTTGTTCAACCTTAAATGCTTCATTTAAACCTTTAATTAAATTTTTAGTATAACGCATTTCTTCAAAAGTTAAATCTGACTTGTCGAAGTTAATTTCTGGGTTTCTACTACCCCAATTAGTTGAGGTGAGTAATAAACCACCCTTTTTAATTAATTCAAAAGAAGGCATATAGGTATCAACTATAACCTTATCAATTTTAAATTTACCACAAGTTTTAACGTGTTTTGACCTTAATTTAGTAACCTTTTTAATGTCACCAGTATTCTTAACTGATAATTTAACATTTAATATTAATTCACCAATTTCAATCTCCACGTCATTACCAGTTGTTTTTGTTGCTCTAACCGAATTATACGCTATATCTGTTGGTAAAGAAGCTCTTATTACACTCAGCATTTGTCCTCTAACATCGCTAGGTTCGATTGAGGTATAATTAAAACCATCTAATCCGTCATTAAAATACTTTGTTAATGATTTGATATCTGATTTTAATAATTCTTCTACTTTTAACCTATTTATTTCCATTCCTTCTACTTTTTCTTATTTTGTTAGTTAACTTATTTACTTCTTATTTGTTTAAGTCAGAAAATCTTTTACTAAATAATGGTGTATCAGTATACCAAAAGGGTACTGTCCATCCTTTAACTTTCTTTTGCCACCATTTCATGATTTTTCCATTTTAGATAATTTGTAAAGAATAGTCATATCAATAATTTTACTTAGCACACATGAATTAATGTCTGGAAACTTTATTTTAACACCTTCATTTACACATAATTCAGTAGCTTCTTCAAACCATTCATCAATTTCCTCATCAGTCATTTTATTTAACCATTCTTCAGATTGGTCATCTCTAATTATTTCACGATTTATTAATTCATTTATTGTTATATCATGTGGCATATAATATAGTATTTAATTAATTTATTTTTCTTATCAATTCCATTTAACGTCTGTTGGTTCAACTAAAAGATGTTCTTCTTGAAGAATTTTAATAGCATCTTTCTCTAAACCTTTATTTATTTTAATAATTTTATTGTGTCTTATTTGAACTTCATTAATTGGACCAGTTAAGTACTCTCTAACCAATTCTACTTCAGATGTAACTTTATGTGTTACTCCATTTATCTCTAATTTACTTACATATAAACCAATATTCTTGTAATTATATGTTTTTTTATTCAAAATTGTCAATAACTTACTTAATAATGAGTTTTTAATCATATTATAATTTACTTGCATTAATTACACTTAATATTATTTGTTCAAATTTCATTTTGGTATCAAAATCCATTGGAGTTATCAAATTATGACTTCTTAAGTCGTTAAGAGATATCATTAGACTGTTTTTATCCTCTTTTTTATTCCTTAGAATTGAAGTTGACTTTGTTGGTTTGTTAATTTCGGGGTTTTCTTTACCAGTTAGTTGGTAATATAATTTTTCGATTGGTATTGATACCGAACCAGACCTCATACCCTTTAATTTCATACTAATTCCTTGGTCTGGGGTTAGCGTAACTATGATTTCTTTATCATCCACCTTAATTGTGGACTCACGTACTAAGTTTTTTTCTAATTTAGTGGCCATTAACGATTATTTTTAGTTATTATACAAATATATTTAATTTTATTGGTTATTGCAAATATTTATTATAAAAATGTTAAATAATATGCAAAATAGGATGACAAATAAAGTACTTATGGGTAAATTTATAGATTTCGTAAGCGAATATTTAGAAATAACTACCCCAGTTAACATACGTTTGACAAATGATAGGGAAGATATCACTACCACAGCGTATTATGACCTATTTAACTATAAAATATGTGTTTATATTAAAGATAGAGCCATAATGGATGTTATGCGTTCACTAGCACATGAGATGGTTCACCACAAACAGAATGAAGATGGTAAATTATCTGGTAATGCTGAAGATGGTTCTGATGGTTCACCTATTGAAAACGAAGCAAATGCTGTTGCTGGTGTAATTATGAGGTTATTTGGTAAACAAAATCCTGAAATATACACAAATAATAAGTAATTTATTATTTTCTACCAAAGTCTGCTGGAATTTCACCCCATTCTTTAGTTATCCATTTTTTAACGTCATAAGTGAAGGTGTTTGACTTTAAAAAATCAACTGCACTATCTAATTTTTCATTTATTTCACCCCTAAATTTAGTATTATGTTGTGCTCGTCTAACCCAGGCAATTGCTGTAACACTATCAGAATATATTGGTGTATTAATGTTTCTTTTCTTTAGGTAGTGTATAGCATGACAAACAGCTAAAAATTCACCTATATTATTGGTCCCGACACCTAATTCTTTGTAGAATAATACATTACCAGACTCTAAACACACACCTCTATAAAAACATGGTCCTGGATTTCCTCTAGTTCCAGCATCAACACCTATACCCTTAATTGGTTTTTCATTCATAATATAATTATTTAAATTAAAAATTCTTTTTACAAAGATATGTAAATTTAAATTACAATGCAAATTATTTAATAAAAAATTAATAATACCTTGATTTTATTAGTAAATTCTTTATATTTATTAGTATAAAAGTAACTAAAAAATTATAAATATGATTTTAGAATTAAAAGATGATAAATTGAATGAAATCCTTGAAAAAGGTGGAGTAACTGTATTAGATTTTTACGCCCCATGGTGTGGTCCTTGTAAAACTTACAGTCCAATATTAGACGCTTTCCAAGCTGATAATGAAGATATCACAGTAGTTAAGGCTAATGTAGATTTAAATTCAGAAACGGCTTCTAAATACGGTATTAGGAGTATTCCAACAACTGTTTTGTTTAAGGATGGTAGAATGGTAACTAAAGTTCCAGGTGTTGTACAAAAAGATAAGTTAGAAGAGTTTGTTTCTAACCTAAGATAATTAAAACCCATCAAATTATGAAAAAATTAATAATATCAGAAAGACAGTATAAGATGTTGACTAAGTTAATTAACGAAAACAGTAAGGAAGTTATTATTGGTCGTGTTTTAGATGATTTGAATAGGAACTATAAGAAAACAGTAGAAACTTATAGGGATGGTAATGATTATAAGGAAAGAAAAATGTTTGAGGTTGTTGTTGATGGTGAATTAATCACACCTAGAGATTTATTGGATTATATTATAAATAAATACACTTTAGGTCAAAAGTTTAGTAAACAATTATTAGACGATTGGTGTAATGATTCAATTGTCGATAATAATATATCAAAAAATATTTCTTTAAACACTTAAATAAATGATGGACCTAAAGAGTAAAATTAAAAAAACCTTGAGGGAGTATTATGGTGAATTTGAATCTAACTTAGAGATTGAGTATGAAGATACGGTGACTAATAAATTAATAAATGGTTCATTAACTGATAAAGATAGATGGGCCACTTATAATCAATTGATGATAGAGTTAAAACACAATTTAAAAAACAACGAAAAGGTTAAAGAATTACAATATAAATTAACTGATGATTCTAACCCTACTGAAGTTTGTATAGAATTAATAAGTGAATTATCAGTTAAAAATGATGAATTAGAGCGTTTGTATTATAAGATGAAAAATTTTTAAAAAAAGTTACCTTATCCTTGGTTGGTTTGATAAATTTTAGATATTTATCTTTAAATAACATAAGTAAAATTTATTAATTATGGGAGAGTTAAATTTCACAATTAAGGTTGATTCTGGTTCTTACACAAGACTAGATAAAGAGTATAAAGATTTCATCAATGAAACATTAAACAAACTTGATGAAGAAGAAACTCACAGGTGGGAAATCTATAATTTAATTATGTCTGAATTATTAAACTCAGGTTTATATAATGTGTTCGAAGAAGTTAAATATAGGTTAACTGATGGTGAAAATCCAAATGAGGTAATGTTGGATATTATTGAGAGAAAAGAATATTCGTCATCAATAATATGGTTTTTAAAGAATAGAGTAGAGAGTTATCTGGACGAGGATTTCTTAAAAAGATTTTATGATTAATTAAAAGTGTGGTTTTACCACACTTTTTTTGTTTAATTGGGGGTTGATTATTAAATAAAAAAGGTGTATTTTTGTTATAATTAAAAAATAATTTTAAAATGAAAAAAAATGATTTAATTTGGAAAAGAATGGGGCATGGACCTATTAAAGAACCAATACTTGATTACTTAAGTAAAATGTTTGATGAAGAAATTGAAAAGGGAATGACTCTAAAGGTTGCTGTCGGTACTGATTCACAAAGAAAAGGTAAGGGTTATAACTTTGCTACAGTTATTGATGTCACAAAGTCTGAAGATTTAGGTGGTGGTGTTGTAGTTGGTAGAGGAACAATGGTTATGTATATAAGTCATTTTACTGATAAGTATAAAAAAACTAAGGCTGGTGTTAAAGAAAGAATGTTATATGAAGTTAGTAAATCAATAGAGATTGCGTATGAGATATCACCCTTGTTAGATTTATATGAAATACCATTAGAAGTTCATGCGGATATAAACCCTGACATTAAATGGGAATCAAATAAAGCTATATCTGAATCTGTGGGTTATATTTTAGGTATGGGTTATGAATTTAAAATTAAACCAGATGCGTGGGCTGCATCAAAATCAGCAGATAAGGCTAGTAGAAGTTAAAAATAAGTAACTAATTTAAATTAATATATTATGTATGAATTAACAACAAAAAAAGGTGAAGTTATTAGTAAAATTACGGGTAGAAATACAATTGAAGAAGCTATTGATTACTTTTCACAAATTAAATTATTATCAAAATTTAATTTATTAATGATATATGAAGTCAAAAAAGTAACTTTTTAATAATTTTTACATATTTATTAAAAGACGAATAAAATTTTATAAAATCAACAAAAATATGTCAAAAGAAAGTATTAAAACCGTAAAAATTACTGAGAACGAATTAGTAGACTTAATAGATAAAATCGTTGTAGAAGCGGTTGGTAAGAAAAAAGTTGAATGGATAGCTGAACAAGAAGCTAAAAAAGCAACACTTTTGGAATCTAAAGTAGCTAAATTAGAAAAAACAATTAAGGCGATTACTAAGAAGTAATTACTTATTATTTAACAAGTAAATGAAAGTTAGAAGGTATACCTTCTAACTTTTTTTGTTTATTATTTTGATATTACACATTTTTTTTGTAAGTTTGTACTTTAACATTTAAAATATGTAATTATGAAAAATTTAATTATGGTATTATTTTTAATACCTAACTTAATTTACTGTAATAGTATTAATGAAAAAGATTTAGCTAAAGATTTTGATTACATCTATAAATCATTTAAGAAGTACAATCCAGAAATAGATAGTCTCACAGTAAAAAATTTCACTAAGGTTGTCAATCATTACAATTTAAATAAAAATAGAGTTGACTTAGAATATTTATTAGGTCAAATATTATTAGAATCAGGTGCTAAGCACACTTATACCAATAGATATAAGGGTAAATTCGGTAAATTAGTTATTAGTAATACTGGTGCAATTGGATTTTCACAGATATTAGGTTCTACTGGACTAGATTGTATGGTTAGGTTACTAAAGATTGATGATGTAAATGAATTTTACAAATTAGGTACCACTGATTTTAAGTTTGCTTATGATGAAACTTTAACAAAGAGTTGTAAAATAAAATTAACAAAAAAATGGTTATCAAATAAAGATAATAATATTATTATGTGGGGTTTTATTATGAAATATAACTTAAGTAAACGTAAAATACTAAAAGCCTTAGTTGGTTATAACATAGGGATGGGTGGTTTAAGAAAATACTTGAGAGATGGTAATGAATTATCCGAACATCATTACATTGTTGGAATAAGGAGAAGGTTAAATGATATAAAATAAAAAAAGACCCACATTGTGGGTCTTTTTTTTATGTTATGATAAGACTATCTTATCATTTTTTTTATTATAACTAATTTTAATTGTATCACCTTCAACAAACTTACCACTTATAATTTCATCAGCAACTGGACTTTCAATATATCTTTGGATTGCTCTATTTAAAGGTCTAGCACCGTAGGCTTTATCGTAACCTTGTTTTGCTACATACTCTATAACACTTTTATTAATTTTAAGTGTAAATCCAGTTTCTAAAACTCTAGCTTTTAAACTATCTAATTCATTGTATATAATTTTATGTATATCACCCTCAGTTAGACTATTAAAGATGATAGTTTCATCAATACGATTTAAGAATTCAGGTTTAAACTTCTTTTTAAGTGCCTTTTCAATAATAGAACGATTTTTTTGTTCTTCATTTGCAATTGTCGCATCAGTATCAAACCCCATACTTTTACCAAATGTATTTAAATCACTAACACCAACATTTGAAGTCATAATAATTAAACAGTTTTTGAAATCAACTTTCCTACCTAAACCATCAGTAAGGTGACCTTCATCTAATACTTGTAATAAAACATTAAAAACATCTGGGTGAGCCTTTTCAATCTCATCAAATAAAATTAAAGAATAAGGTTTTCTTTTAACCTTTTCAGTTAATTGACCTCCAGCTTCATAACCTACAAATCCTGGTGGTGGTCCAATAAGTCTAGATACATTATGCTTATCCATATATTCACTCATATCAACTCTAATTAAAGAATCAGAATCAGAAAATACCTCTTCGGCTAATAACTTAGTTAAATAAGTTTTCCCAACACCTGTAGGACCTAAGAAAATAAATGAACCAATTGGTTTGTTTTGGTCTTTAATACCTAACCTATTTCTCTTAATACACTTAATAACTTTTTTAACACCTTCATCTTGACCAATAACTTTACCCATTAAGGTTTTATCCATTGACATTAGACTCTTAGTTTCTTGTGATGAAATTTTATTAACTGGGATACCAGTCATTACTGATACTACATCAGCAATTAAATCAACATCAACGGTATTAATTTCTTTATCTAAAGCTTCTGTCCAATCAGCTCTTGCTTTATCTAATTTACTGTTAACCTTTCTTTCTTCATCCCTAAGTTTTGCAGCTTCTTCGAATTTTTGTTCTTTAACCACATTTAACTTTTGACCATGAATTTTATTTTTCTTAGTTTCAAGGTTTTTAATATTTTGTGGTTTATCTTCACTAACATTAGTTTGTGAACCAGCTTCATCTAAAATATCAATAGCCTTATCTGGCATGAATCTATCTGTAATATATCTTGCTGACATTTTAATACACTCTTGGATTGCTTCATCAGTGTATTTTACTTTATGATACTTTTCGTATTTACCCTTAATATTATTAAGAATTTCAATGGTTTCCTCATGTGTTGGTTCATTAACCGTAACGTCTTGGAATCTTCTAACTAAAGCTTTATCCTTTTCAATGTTTTCTCTATATTCATCAGGTGTTGTTGTACCAATGATTTGAATACCTTCACGACTTAAAGCTGGTTTAAGAATGTTTGCTACATCCATACCACCTGGTGCATTACCAGCCCCAACAATTGTATGAATTTCATCAATAAAGACAATTACATTATCATTTTCTTCTAATTCTTCAAGAATCGCTTTCATTCTTTCTTCAAATTGACCCCTATATTTTGTTCCAGCAACAATATGTGATATGTTTAATGAATATATTTTTTTATCTAACAATACCCTAGGTGCCTTACCATCATTAATTAGTTGAGCTAATCCTTCTACGATTGCGGTTTTACCAACCCCAGCTTCACCGATTAATATTGGATTATTTTTCTTTCTCCTACCTAAAATTTGTGTAACCCTCTTTAATTCAACTTTTCTACCAACTACTGGGTCTAAATTACCTTCTTCAGCTTGTTCAGAAATATTCTTACAGAATTTATCTAGAACTGGCGTTTTCATTGTTTTTTTACTGTCAGATTTGTCATCCTTATTGAATGAGCCTACTCCATCACCAAATTCAAATGATTTATCATCACCGAATGTAGAATTTTTAATCTCATCAATTTCTTTTTTAAATTCTTTACCGTCCATTTCTTTTATTTTTTCTTTAAAATTATTATAATTTAATTTATTGTTATTTAATAATTTAACTAATGTCCAATTATTAAATTTTAATATTGTTAATAATATATGTGTGACGTTAATACTCTTATCACCCATATCTAATGTTTCTTTATCTAATAAGTTAAAACATTCTTTAGTTAGACTACTAAATGGCCTTCTATTTGCTAACTTACTACCGACCTGTACTGTTGTTGTGTAGTCTACTAAGCGTTTTTGTATTTGAACTATTATTATATCGATAGGAACAGATAATTCTTCAAGTACCTTTATAACATCATTATCTTCATTGTTTAATATTGCGATAACAATATGTTCTGGTCTAAGTGATTTATCATCAAAATTAATTGCTTCATCATTGGCCTTAGCCATGATAGTTTTAACTATAGGTAATACTTCTATTTTCATTTACTAGTGTCTTTATTTAAAACAAATATACTTTTAATTATCCATAAAATCAAGGGTTGATTTTATAAATTAATAATCCTATATTTGTACTATAAAATTAAATAGGTTATGATATATTATAAAAAAATTGAGTTGGTTGAAAAATATCCATTAACCCCTACAACAAATTTAATTACATTTATAGATTCAAGTATAATTTATAGTGGTAATTATTTAATTGTTAAAGAAGGTAAAGATGGTACACATCACGTATTTAAATTAGAAGAAATTAAAAAATTTAAAGTAATATGATATTAGAAAGAGTAGAAAAGGATGGATTAGTAAAGGGAGTTTACGATTCTTCAAACGTTATAGCATCAAGTTATGACAAAAGTAGTAAAGAATTAAAGGTTATATTTAAGGGTGGTAACACTTATATATATGAAGGTGTTACTGATAGTGATTTTATGAGATTTGAAACGGCAGAAAGTCAGGGTAAAGTCTTAAATAGTAACATAAAGAGTTATAATTTTACTAAGGGTGATAAGGTTGATGCTGACGCAATTGTTAATAGAATAAAGAAACTTAAAATTGAAGAGTTGGTTAAATTTGAGACTGGTATGGGTGAATTTATGGTTAAGTGTAATGATGATTTCTTAACTAATGGTTCTTTCGATTTAAAAATGATTAACCAACTTGAACATATGATAACATCCTATAAAACAATGAGAAAATAATGAATAAAGCGGATAGTTATTATAAAGAAAATTTAAAACTTATATTAGATTTTGGGACTTGGGATGAAAACCCTAGACCAAGATATAAAGATGGTGAAGAAGCTAATAGTTTATTTATGACCCAAGTTTTTGAAAAGTATAATATACAACATGGTGAATTTCCCATACCAACAATAAGAAAAACTGCAATTAAAACTGGTATTAAAGAAATATTTTGGATATACCAGAAACAAAGTAATAAATTAAGTGACGCTAGAGAGCTTGGTGTTAATTGGTGGGATGAATGGGACATTGGTGACGGAACCATTGGTCAAAGATATGGTGCTACCGTTAAAAAGTATGATTTAATGAATAAGTTACTTAAGGGATTAAAGGAAAATCCTTTTGGTAGAAGACACATTATGAATTTATTACAAGAGCCAGATATGGAAGAAACTAAGGGTTTGTTTCCATGTGCTTTCGAAACATTATGGTCAGTGAGAAAAGTTAATGATGAATATTTTTTGGATTTAACATTAAATCAAAGAAGTAATGATTATATAATGGCTGGTTATATTAATAAAATTCAATACGTGGCATTACAAATGATGGTTGCTGGTCATTTAAATTATCGTGTGGGTAATTTTTCACATATGGTTCAAAACTTACACATATATGATAGACATACTGAAGCTATGTTAGAATTAATAAAAAAACCTACGTTAGCAGAAACCCCTATGTTAATTATTAGTGGTAATAAAAACTTTTACGATTACACAATAGATGACTTTGCTATAATCAACACATCTAAGATACCTAAATTAGAATCTAAATTAGAAATTGCAATATAATTTAACAAAAGCCTCTTTATTGAGGCTTTTTTTATTTCTCATTATATTTATTATTAAATAATAATTATAAAACATTTAAATTATGCCATTAAATACTGGAGTTAATTCAATAATACATGAAGCCGTTAATGCTGATTTCGATAATAATGTATACATACAAGTATATGCTGGTGCAGATTCAACCCCAACAATAAATGGTGTTGTTGTTAAAATGGGTGCTAGTACTACATTAGATATTACAGTTAGAACCATTAGTCCAACGGCTGATGTTTTTGTTTTAGGTGATAAAAGAGATGTTGCATTTGGTGCACCATCCTTAAGTAATTCACCTAACCCATAATTAAAATCATTAAATTAAAGATATGAGAAAGAATAATATAGTAAAACCAACAGGTTTAAAAGGGAATCAAGCAATTGATAGAATGAGAAAATTAATGGACATCACACCTATTAAAGAAAGTGTTAGCCGTTCAGTTGTTGAGATAACGAAAGAAGGTCCAGATGGTAAGATTTATGGTATTGTTAGAGAAAACCATGAGTATTACATAAAAGTCACTGATAAGAAATCAAACTTAATGACTGAAGATTTTAACTACATGGGTGGACTTCAAAATAAAAAAGATAAAGCATACCCTTCATACGCTAAGGCTATTAAGATGTTAAATCTTAAATTTATGAGCCTTAATGATGCTAAAGGTTCTAGTAGTAAAGTTAATGTTTTTGTTAATGATAACTTATTAAATGAGCACCACGATATAAATCCAAACGCCACTTTAAGTGCTACTAAAGGTATGGGTGACGCTGATGAATATGTTGTTGATAAGTCTGGTGAAAAGTTAGATTATAAATCAAAAGAAGGTAAAGAAAAAGATGGTTTTGGTGATAATGTTGCCGATGGTAAATCTGGTGATTATGAAGATGTTAAGTTAAGTGAGAATGAGATGGCTATTGATGAAATGTTATCTGATGAAACTGATTGTACTATTGAGGAAGAAGTAGAAGTTAACGAAACAAGAAAAGGTTTTAGTATAGCTAAGGCTGTTGCTGAAATGGTGGATATAGTTGAATCTATAGAAAATACTGATACAATAGATTTAAATACTTTAAATGAGTCTGATAAAAATGCTATACTAAGTATCTTAAAAAAAAAAGCATAAACGAAACTCATTCTGATGGTATGACAACTGGTCTTTTTGAAGATGAAGAAGATGGTTACAACTTAGAAGAGGAAACTAAATATAAACTAAAGCTGGACGCACCTAAGAGTGAGCCAGCTTTTGGTGGTTCTAGTGGTGATGAATTAGGCGATGATAACCTTGATGATTTTGAAGATTTAGGTGATGAAGGTGATTTTGGTAGTGAAGGTGATGATAAACCTTTTAATGATGAACCATTCGACGCTGGTGTTGAAGCTAGTGAAGATGAAGACCCTGAAAAGTACATCCAACAATTATCTGGTAAATTAGGTACGTCACTTAGAAAATATACAGAAGATTTAGGCCAACCAGATTTTGAATTAGAAAAATTTGCAATTAATTCTGTGATTTCTGCAACTAATTCTAGTGACATGGATGAGGAAGATAAGAAAGATATAATCGATAAAATTAATAAGTCTGGAAATAATGATTCTATGGATTTAGGTGATGATGCTGATAGAGAAATGTCAGTTGATTCTGAAGAACCTAGTGAAGAAGAACCTATTGATGATTTAGAAGCTTTAAACGAAGCTGAGTACCAAGGTAAAACCGTTAAACTTAATAAACCAATGAGAGGTGATGTTAAGAAATATAAAGTTTACGTTAAAAATGAAAAGGGTAATGTTGTTAAGGTTAATTTCGGTGATAAAAACATGGAGATTAAAAGAGATGACCCAGAAAGAAGAAAATCGTTTAGAGCTAGACATAAGTGTGATAGTCCAGGACCTAAAACTAAAGCTAGGTATTGGTCATGTAAAATGTGGTCAACTAAGTCAGTATCTGATATATTAAGTGAAGAAGAAAATATGTTTTCGCAAAATTTAAATAATATGAAGATGGATATTGATAAAATTCTATCAATGGATAAAGACGTTATAAAGGGTAAACTTAAAAATGCTGATTGGGCTAAAGACCATGTGTCAACTTCAACTGATGATACTGATGAGGTAACTAACTTCTTAACCGTTGAGGATGATGACCCATGTTGGGATAGTCATGAAATGATAGGTATGAAAGATAAGGGTGGTAAAAAAGTACCAAACTGTGTTAAAAAGAACGAAGAAGTTAAATCTTCAAGAAAAAATAGAATGTTCGAATTTAAACCTACTAAGAAAAACAATGTAGTTGAAAATGAAGATACTGGAACTATTGACTTTAATGGAAATCAAGTTAATTTAGCATCATTAGATATTAAGTATGATATTACAGATTATCCAGACTTTGCTGACGCATATGTTGATAGTGGTGAATATGTAGATGGTAATCCTATGTCTGATGAAGAGTTAAACGCATTTCAAGAAGATAATGTTGATTTAATACACGATTTAATAATAGATAATCTATAAAATGGAAAAGTTATATTTAGTTTACATAAATAAAGTGGGTACTAATTGGGTTGGTGATTACGCTTATGAGTTTTTATTCTCAAATACAATTGAGAATATTGATGGAGAAGATTGGGATTCTTACCCAGCATCGGGTAAACCTACACCACCTAAATCAGACATGATTGTTAAAGTAGGTAGGGTTACTACCGAACTTAAATTAAATGTTATCCAAGATAGTGACACATTCTCAGTTTGGGACGCTGTGGACGGTATTATAGCACTTGGGTGGGAGGATATATCAGAATATGAAGAATACCCTGAGAAAAGGCTTTATTTTAAGTTTGGTGAGGTTATATCAAATGTTGATGATTCATTATACGAGCATGATATTGTATTAGAATATAAAGAAAATATTAAAAATTAATAAGTTATGAGAATTAAAAAGAAAGATTTTAAAAATAGTATTAAAGAGTCTTTAACTATGTTAGACCCTAATGAAGTTGAAAAGAATATTAATAATCTTGTTGATACTGTTGAAAAAAGTGTAGGTGTTGACACTGATAAAGCAAAAGATATTGTAGCTTCTATGTCTTCTGGTGATGAAACAGTTAAGGAAGATTCAGAAAGTAATGTTAATAGGGCTATTGATAGTGGAATAAGTACAGTTGATAATTATGATGAAGAAGGGGTTTTAAAGAATAACGCTACCATAAAATATGGTGAGAAAAAAACTAAGGGTCCAGATAAATCTGACTTACCTTTTGAGAGTGTTGTTAAAGAATCTAAATCTAGAAAAGTTGTTAAGGTAATTAAAGTTAAAAATTTAAGAAAGTAATGGGTAAATATAAAAATATTGCTAGAAAGTTACTTAATGAAAACCTTTTATATCAAGAGGGTATTGAAGAAAGAATACACCCAGAGTTAGAAGAACAACTTAGGGATGGTAGACATTCATTAGGTGAGTGTGGTATATTTCCAGAAGAAGATATAATCACAAATGAAGTTAGGTTAATGCGTGAAAGATTTAAAGATGTTGTTTATAAGTGTAGAGAAGCATTTGATATGGATATCATAGATGATGAACATATTATGAGTGAACAAATGCCTTTACTTAACAGTACTATGAAAATGGAGGGTCCTAATAAAAAAGCTCTTCAGGAATTAGCCATAAAAATGGTGACTGAAGAATTTGATATACCAGAGGGTTCTATTGATTTTACTGCTGAATTAAGACCTAAGATAAACCTTAAGAATAGTAGAAAAGAAAGTCCAGAATTGGTTGATGAAGAATTTAATGACCATGATGAGATTAAAATGGCAAACTCTGGGGTTAAAAAGAGAAGGGTACTTAATGCTATGGGTAAGGGTGCTGCTAGTAATCTTGAACATATGTTTCATAATGTTCGTAAAGATTTGTCTAACATGAATCCAAGATTACCACAAGCTTATAACAAAATGATGTCAGCTGGTGATTATATGTATTTTATAAAACCAGACACTGACGATAACGTACAAGTTGGTATGTGTGAAGCTGAGGTTTTTGGTGATGAAGAAGGTAACGGTAAACCAAGCGTTAAAGCACAAGGTATGACTTTTCCTGTATTAGTACATGAGTTATGTAAGGGTGTTATGGAATTACTTTCAATGCATGGTAGACCAGAAGATGATAGAATAGCTGAATATGTTAGTAATAACGCTGATTTTACTAAGGCTGAACCTTGGGATATGAGGTTAGGTCCAGCAATTTGGGAAAGATTCTGTAGTATGATACCAGAAGATGATAAGAATATGAAACATCATGTTTATACTGAATTAGCTTCACTACCGTCAAATGAATTTAATGAAACTATGAGGGAAATTTTAGCTAAAACTAAAAAAGGTAAAGAAATGATTTCTGAAATGTTATATGAGATTAAAGAAGAGATAAAGGAAGATGAATTTAATGAAACTATGGGTGATAGTTGTTTTGACGCTATGGATTTATTATCTTAACCATAAATAACTTTAAAAGCCGCTATATTAGCGGCTTTTGTTGTTTTATGAAGTGACTATATATTTATATTAAAAAGAATGTTAACAAATTTAGAAATATTAACAGAATATGGTAAGTGTTTAGAAGACCCAATTTATGCAATAGGTACTTACTTACAAACTAAGGATTTAACACAAGGTGGTTTTGTACCTTTTAACTTATTCCCTAGACAAAAGGAGATTGTAAGGGCTTATGAAAAATATCCTTATAATTTAGTTACAAAACCTAGGCAAGCTGGTATTTCAACCACAACACAAGCTTATATGGCTATTAAGGCAGCATTGGCTGACAAAGATAGTCCTGAAACAATATTAGTAATTGCGAATAAATTAACATTGGCAAAGAAATTCCTAAAGGGTATTAAGGATTACGTTTTACAATTACCTAGATGGTTTTGGGGGCCAGAATATTATGGTAGTAAAGAAAATTTAGCTAAAAACATATTTGTAAGTGATTCTAAGATTGAACTTGAATTACCCAATGGAACTCAAATAATTGCGGTAGCTACATCTGAAGATGCACTTAGGGGTTATACACCAACATACTTAATATTTGATGAGGCAGCCTTTATTGATAATGGGGATGCTGTTTATGCGGCTGCAATGTCATCATGTGCTACGGGTGGTAGAGTTATGCTTATTTCTACACCTAATGGTATGGACCCACTATACCATCAAACTTATAAACAATCTAAAGACGGTGAGAACACTTACAATATAATTGAAATGAAGTGGTATGAAGACCCTAGATATAATAAAGATTTAAGGTGGATTAAAAAGGATAGTACAGGTGAGATTTGTGAGCAAGTCGAAGAGGTTGAATTTATAGTTGACAATTATCAAAAAATGATTGAGGCTGGATTTAAAGCAACATCTTCTTGGTATGAGGGAATGTGTATGAACTTAAATAATAACGCTAGGAAGATTGCACAAGAGTTAGATGTATCTTTCTTAGGTTCTGGTGGTAATGTTATTGCTGATGAGGATATTGTTTTCCATGAAAAAAATAATGTTAAAGAACCTATGTGGATTGATGGTCGAGAAAAGGAATTCTGGATTTGGAAACAACCCGAACAAGGTCATGAGTATATAATGGGTGTTGATGTCGCTAGAGGTGATGGAAAAGATAGTTCAACTATTGTCGTTATAGATTTCACCACAATGGAACAAGTTATGGAGTTCAAAGGTAAGTGTCCACCTGATAAGTTAGGTGAGATTGCCAATAAATACGGTGTTTTATACAATGCACTTATGGTTGTTGATGTTACTGGTGGTATGGGTGTCGCTACCGTTTTAAAATTAATTGAATTAGGTTACCCAAATTTATATTACGATGAACCAAAAGGTAAAATACTTAATAGTAAAAAAGCCCAATTAGAGTTTCACAATAAAAATAACAAAACTCCTGGATTTCACGCTAACGGTGTTAGAATCACAATGATATCCCACTTAGAGTTTATGATTAGAACTAATGGTATTAAAATAAGGTCTAGTAGGATGACTGGTGAGATGAAAACATTTGTTTATAAGAATGGTAGACCAGACCATGCTGAGGGGTTCCATGATGATTTATTAATGGCATTAGCTATGCCTCTTTGGGTGTTAGAACATTCATTTAAAAAATTACAAAAAGTTAATAATCAAACTAAGGCTATTTTATCTAGTTGGAAAGTAGGTACGACTAGTCGTGATACAAGTGATAATTATGAAACAGGTTTTGTTAGTAAGGATAAAAAATTACAACCTAAACCAAAATTTAATAGTAGAATATCTAAAAATATGCAAGACCCTAACGGTGATTTCTTGTGGTTATTCAGTGGTAGTAAATAATTATAAAATAAAAATAGTGATATGGGGTTAAAAGGAAAGAATGTATTTGTTAGAAAAAATGGTTCACAAAAGGGTGGTGGTACTTATAAATGGTCTCCAGGTGAAGCGGATAAAAAAAAGAGAAAAAGTAATAAAACTATTAGCCAATATTTTTGTGTAACACCTTTAGGTGAACAAGGTAATGATTTTATATCAACTTATAGTTATGTTGTTGTGGTTGAGGCTGGACAAATAAAAAAATTAGCATACGTTCAGTGTGATTATGTAAAATAATCATTGATTATTTAAAGATAAATGATTATACTTAAAAAAAAGTATTATGAATAAAAAACAAACAGTATTTCAAAGGTTAAATAATATATTTTCACCAGATGGTGTTAATGTACCTAAGAATAGTACTAATAGATATAGTATTGGTAACGATGCGTTAATAAAAACTAAAGATAAACAGGAGTATGAAACAGCAAAATTACAAGCCCAACAAAATAAATACATTGGTGGGATGTGGCGAAAGGTTGATGGAGAAATGTTTCAAAAATCAATACATTATGAAACTACTCGTATTGGGTCATATTCTGATTTTGAAACTATGGAGTTTTATCCAGAAATTTCTGCCGCTTTGGATATAATGATGGAGGAATCTACCACTACAAATGATAAGGGTAGGGTTCTTAATGTTTATTCAGATTCAAAGAGAGTTAAAACAATTTTAGAAGATTTATTTTTTAATAGGTTAGACATACACACAACTTTACCAATGTGGGTAAGAAACACTTGTAAGTACGGTGATAATTTTGTATTTCTTAACCTAGATGATAAAGCTGGTATTATAGGTGCTAGACAAATGCCTAATTTTGAAATAGAACGTAAAGAAGGTGATTTATACAATAGAGTTATTGGTGTAAATAATGAAGACGAAGATAATAAAGTTACATTTTGGTGGAGAGGAAAAGATATTGAATTTAAATCTTGGCAAGTAGCACACTTTAGATTACTTGGTGATGATAGGAGATTACCTTATGGTACATCAGTATTAGAAAAAGGTAGAAGAATATGGAAACAATTATTGTTATCTGAGGATGCTATGTTAATTTACCGTATTACTAGAGCACCTGAAAGAAGAGTTTATAAGATTTATGTTGGTAACATAAATGACGATGACGTACCAGCTTATGTTGATGAGATAGCTAATAGATTTAAAAGGATGCCAATCATAGACCCTCAAACAGGTCAAATAGATTTAAAATATAATCAAATGGCTAATGACCAAGATTTCTTTATACCAGTTAGGAATGAAGATGCACCAAACCCAATTGATACACTACCTGGAGCTCAAAACTTAGACCAAATTGCTGATATAGAATACTTACAAAGAAAACTATTTACAGCGTTAAGGGTTCCTAAATCTTTCTTAGGTTTTGAAGATGCTATGGGTGACGGAAAGAATTTAGCTTTACAAGATGTTAGATTTAGTAGGACCATAAATAGGATTCAACAAGCTATGATTCAAGAGTTAAATAAAATTGCTATATTACACTTAGTTTTACTTGGATTAGAAGATGAATTAAGTAATTTTACATTAACATTGAATAACCCATCTACTCAAGCTGAAACTATGAAGAATGAGTTATTACAAGCTAAAATTACGTTATTTAAGGATGCCGTATCTGATGCTGGTAATGGTTTTGCACCAATGTCAATGACTAGAGCTAAAAGGGAAATATTGAATTGGTCGGATGATGAGATTAAACAAGATTTACTTGAACAAAGAATGGAAAAAGCTGCATCAGCTGAATTAGAAAATACAACAAATGTTATTAAACATACAGGAGTGTTTGACCAAGTTGATAGAGTTTATGGTGATATTGAAGTGGCTAAAGAAGGTGGTCAAAGTTCTGAAACAGATGAATCTGAAGAAGGTGGTTCTGGCGGTGCTGGTGGAAGCTTCGGTGGTGGTGGTCTAGGTGACTTAGATTTCGGTGAAGGTGCTGATGAAGATGGTGATTTCGGTGAAGAAGGTGATGATTTTGGTGCTGGAAGTGATGATTTTGGTGCTGGAAGTGAGGATGTTGACCTTGATTCAGGTGATGCTGAACCAACTGAAGAAAACATAAAGAAAAAGGGTAAAATAATAACTGAAAATAAAATTAAAAAAAATAAGACTGTTAAGGTTAATAGGATGGATAATCTAATAGGTTCAATTAAACCAACCCCTAAAGAAATTATGAATGAGCGTGTTAAGTTAACTAATAAGAATTTTAAAATTAATGATACCATTAATGAGATGATTAAAGATATAGATAATATCTTAGATGAATAGGACTTTTCATTAGTACAAACATATTTATTAATAAATGTTTGATTATGAAAAACTTTGGAAAAATAAAAAATAGTTTTAACATTCTTTTATCTGAAAGTATAACCCTTAAAAAAAATGAAGGTAAAACTTTATTTAAAGGTTATGTTAAGCAAATTAAAGAAAATAAAATCCTAAGTACTCAATTTTTAATTTATAAAAATATTGAGGATATGGTGGAAGAAAATGAAACTAAGATTATTGAATTGATTAAAGAGAATATTTCTTTAATGGATAAATACTCTACAAAAGAAATAGAAAAAGCTAATAACTCTTTATTTGAAGGATATCTTTCAGGTAAAGAGTTTGGTGATATATATGGTAGTAATGAGAAGTTAAAAGCATTGCATGAAGATATATCAAAATTAATTTTAACTAAAAGAAAAGCTAACACCATTAACGACATTGTTGATGCTACTTATAGAGTTAGTGAATACATTAAGGGTAAGAAACCTAAATCCAATGATAATATTTCAGAAGGATTAAATGTACCTAATAGTATGATAACATCAGTATTTGTAGAAAAATTTAACGAAAAATATAAAGATTTAAATGAGTCTGAATTAAAAGTAGTTAACCTTGTTGTTGAATCAACATCAGAAGAAAAAGAAGAGTTTTATAAAGATACAATTAGAGATTGTATCACACTGATTGATGAGACTTTAGTATCATCTGATTTATTAGTTAAAGAAAGTTTATTAGCGGCTAAGGATAACTTATTACGTAGAGAATATAATGATGATAAATTTATAAAGGATATAACAAAAATATTAAACTTAAAAAAAGATTTAAAACAATAAAGTAATGGCGATAGAGAAAAGACCAGACGAACAAGATGGGTGGAACGAATACTCAAAATTAGTTATATCTGAATTAGAAAGACTTAACGAAAATGATGAAAAAACATTACTAATTTTATCAGAAATAAATATGAAATTTAGTAGGTTTGAAGCTGTTGAGAAAGAAATGGAATCAGTTTTAAAATGGAAAAGATACATGGAAGATGTTGCTAGTCCAAACACACTAAAAGATTTAAAATCAGATGTTATAAAATTAAACACATTTAAAACAGTAGCAACAACAGTATGGGCTGTCGTACAAATAGCATTTGCTATTTTTGTTGCGTTAAATAAATAAATTATTTGACTTATCTTAAAAAAATAATTATATTTAAACAAATATAATTATATGATAGCAAAAAAAGGTAAACAAATAATGATTAATAACTTTAATAATTTTAACATAGTTTCTGGTACAGTAGATAATAAAAACGCTAAGTCAATTTACTTAACCATTTCTGGGTGGGCAGACCCTTTAATTTCAAAGGATGTTAATTATAAAAAAGTAATAAAAGATTTTAATAAAAGAATTAAGAATAGACTATTTAACACATTAGATAAACACTTATTCAATGTTAATAGAAGTATTGTTGACTTTGATATGAGAGAATCTGGATTAACATATGGTAAACGAAGTTATATGAATTGTGAAATAACTTTATTTCAAAACCATAAATTTAAAATTCAGGAAAAGATAATACAAGATAGTTTAAATAACATACTCGATGAAATTATAACATCAGTATTAAATGAAAGTAAATTCTTTAAATTTTATAAAGTTAAAAAATAAATAAACTAAAACCTTGGTAATCCAAGGTTTTTTTTATATCCTAGATGTATTTATTAATAAATATTTAATATGTCTGATATAAAAATAATAAAACCAGGTAAAACAGGGTTCGGTGTTTTAATAGAACAAGATGCTGGGTACATATCACCTAATGATGAAAGGAATAAAGCTTTTATAGTTGAGGCTAAGAAGTTAGGTGAGGGTCAACCAGTTGTTGGTGCCCCTTACATTGTCTATGTTGTTCTACAAAAACATAGTGTAAAAAACCGTAACGGTAGGATATATCCAAAACATATATTAGAAAGAGAGAATAATAACTATCAAGAATTAATCCAACAAAGAAGGGCTATTGGTGAATTAGACCATCCAGAGTCTTCAATAATTGCTGGTGATAGAATTTCTCATAATATAATTGAAACTTGGTGGGAAGGAAAAACCTTAATGGGTAAAATGGAAATACTTATGAGTCCAGGTTATATGAATTATGGTATAGTTTCAACTAAGGGTGATGAAGTGGCTAATTTACTTAGAAACAACATTATGATTGGTGTTTCTTCGAGAGGTGTTGGTTCTTTAAGAGAAATCAATGGTGATAACATTGTACAAGAAGATTTTGAGATAATTTGTTGGGATGTTGTAACATCACCTAGTACACCAGGTTCTTGGATGTTTGACCAACCTCAACAAGCTAAACAATACACTGAATCTAAAGAAATAACTAAAAACTTAATGGTAGATAATATTAATAAATTTTTACTAGATTAACAATTTTTAATATTTTTTAATTAAAAATTGTTTTTTTGTGTTATTAATACATATTTATTATCAAATGGTGTAATAACCAAAGAATAAATAATAAAAAATCAAGAAAGAAAAAAAAATGGCTGATAAGAAAAAATCAATTTTAGAGGACTCTCTTTTAGATATTAAAAGAATTAAAGAGGCCCTTGATGCCAATACACAAGAAATACTTCGTAGCGTAGCTATAGAAGAAATTGATGGAGTACTGAAAGAATCTTTGGAAGAAGGTGATTATTTAGAAGAAGACATCGAAGATGAAGATGTTGAAAGTAACGAAATGGAATCTGATGATACTGAAGTTAGTGATGAAGCTAATGAAGTAGAAGACGAAGAAGTTAGTGCTGAAGAGGAAATTGAAGTTGAAGACTCAGTAGAAGGTGATGACCTAACTGGTGATTACGAAGTTGGAATGGATACTGAAGTATCAGGAGACGAGTACGAAATGGATATGACTGGAGAATCTGATGAGAACGTTATGGCAGTTTACAAAAAGTTAACTGGTGATGATGAAATCGAAGTTGTAATCGACGATGCTAGTGGTGATGTTACCCTTAAGGTAAACGAACCAGGAGAATTTGTGATTAAAAATAACACTAACAGTTCTGAACCAGAAATGGACATGGAACCAGAAATGGACATGGAACCAGAAATGGACATGGAACCAGAAATGGACATGGAACCAGAAATGGATATGGAACCAGAAATGGATATGGAACCAGAAATGGACATGGAACCAGAAATGGAAGATGAAGAAGATGGTGTTATGTATGAAATCG